ACTCCATCCCCTTGATTGTGTTTTGCGGGCCGCCCGGCATGCGGTCCCTACAGTTTGTTTTGCGGGCCGCCGGTTGTGCCGCCCCTGTCAGTTCCCGCTGGCCAGGGCCAGGCCGTACACCCGGGCCACCCCGCCCTGTTTCAGGGTTTTGGCCCCTTCTTCCATCGTACTGCCCGTGGTGCAGATGTCGTCTCAAAGGTGTCCGTATTTGATACAATACAACGATACCAAGGATTTTGAACACCCCGTGTGCATATTCCAGAAAGAGATAGGTAGAGCTCTCTCAAAAAAAAACTGACCAAATTAATTATAAAAATAAACCTCGTAAATTACAATGAAAATTAATTTTTTCTCTGAAAACCATCTACCGCTATCAGTCAACACTATCATAAAAAGCTAGCAGCCCATTCTTAAATCCAATTTTATGTTCAGCACTAGCATAAAAGCGTCAGTCATTCCTTTTGAACAACTGACGCTTTTATATTTCTTACTTATTATGCCCTATTTTTGAATATGGCTTCCGTAAACATCCCGGAACACATTTTGAGCTTTATCATCTTTATCATTTACTCGTACCCGTTCTACCTTATGCCGATCATTATCTTTCCCGGAAATGCGATCTACACGGAAACGGTCGATATTCTGGACTTTGATCAATTCAGGGCCAAATTCATCTACAGAACGTGTCATGTTACCATCTGAGGGTGCTCCATTTTGCAAAGCACGGTAAATGATGGCCGCGTATTCATAACGTGTCATCGCCCTGTCGCCTTTAAATTCCCCATCTGGATATCCTTTCAGGTAGCCTCGTTCCGCCAGACTCTTAACATACTCATAAGCCCAATGATTTTCCGGGACATCCGGGAAAGTCATAGCTCCGCTTGCAGTAGAAGCCAATTTGACAGGCTGGCCCGATTCATAATTTGCCAATTTTTTCGTCAATGTTTCAATCTGATTCTTCATAGCCAGCATATCTTTAGCCATGGAAACACGTGAACGAGAGATATGGCTCTTCTGTCCAAATTTCCAGCTAACACCAACATTCACCATGTTCTCTCCGCCGCTAAAGGAACCACCTACGCTGAACATGGTATCTTCGTTAGGACGATAGTATGCACCAATAGCAACGGCATTGGCATTCTTATAGTTGCCATATCCGGCAGCAAAATCCCACTTGTCGTCCGGATCAAAATCCAGCGGATGTAGCCCAGCCAGAGCCGCTGCCCCAGCACCAACACGATTAATCCGGTTACCCAGACGAGTGATCCGAGTTTCCGTACCATACAGCTGACTGCCGTTCACCGCATCAGTGCTGGTAGCGGAAACCTCTCCCTTGTGCAGGTGAGTGATCTTGGTGTCTCCCATGTCAATGCCCTGGTTATTCATGGTTACCGTATCCCCGGCCTTGATGGTATCGCCGTAGATGGTGTTCCCCTGAATGGTCACGGCCTTCACCGAGGTAAAGGAAGGAGTATCGCTCATCTTGACGGTGATCTGGCTGCCATCGACAGAGGTGGACACATTGTGTCCGTCCCCCTTCACAGAAACCGTATCTCCCAGCTGGGCGTTATAGGTAGTGCCGGAGTCAGCGGCAAAGTTCAGGCCCTTGGCAATATTATCCGCATTCTTCTGGATGTTTTTCTTGTTGATGGCAATGTTCTTGGTGTTTTCCTCCACCTCCACATTGGTGGCATGAAGCTGGCTGCCGTTTACCGCATCGGTGCTGGTGGCAGAAATTTCGCCGTCTGCCACATTTACCACTTTCTGGCCGTTGGCATTGAGGCCGCTCTTGGTCACGTAGGCGTTACCGCCTACGGTCAGACCTGTATTATTAATCACCGTATCCCCGGTGGTTACGCTGCTAAGGCTGATATCATCATTAAGATCATATTTTACCATCCCGTCAGCAGCCACGGAAGCCGAGGTATTCTTCCCATTGGTGAAGTCCAGGCCCTTTTTCAGGCTTACGGTTTTTTCATTCTTGCCGTTGGCCTTGTAAGTCAGGCTGGCATTTTCGGCTACTTTGGTGTAATCCACCGCCAAGTCGAAATTATTGGAACCGTTGGTATTGGAGCTCTTGGTCACCTTCACGGAGCCGTCATTAGAAGAGACGGTAGTGTTGGCGGCATTCACCGCTTCCTGCACCGTATGGTAGGTATTCCCGTTGACTTCCAGATTGGCTTCCACCTTGCCGGTGACGGCATTTACCGTAGAGCTTCCTCCCAGGGCATCCGCCACAGAACTGAGATCGGCATTCACCGTGTATACCTTCTGGCCGTTGGCTCCCGTAGCTTCATCTACCGTCACATTCTTTCCGGCCTTCACTTCCGTGGTAGCCGCTGCTTGGGCGCTCTTCAGCTGGCTTACATTCACCCCGTCGGTCAGGTTTACACCGGCTGCCACGTTGGTAATGGTCTTGCCGCCGGCATTGATGCCGGTCTTTGTGATAGAAGGACCGTTCTTAATAGTGAGACCGTTGTCGTTCATGGTAGTATCCCCGGCATTGACCGTGGTAGCATTGACAGTAGTAGCCGTCACGCTGTTAAGACCCTTCACATCCTTCGAGAGTTTCACGGTGATCTTGTTATTGGCTGCATCGGCCACTACGCCGATGTTGTTATCGCTCAGATTGCTGCCGTCGGCTCCGCCCAGGATGTACATAGCTTCATCAGAACCCCGATGAAGCACGTTCTGATCGGCAGCGGCGGTAGAGCCAAGTGTGGAATTATCCCCGGCAAAACGAAGGGGCCGGGTCCGCAGGTAGAGCTGACTTCCATTTACGGCATCGGTACTGGTCGAACTGACCAGACCAGCTGCCACGTTTTGCAGACGCCGTTCATGGCCTTTGCTACCGATGGTGACCACGCCATCCGCCTTCTTAGCCGCTACAGCATAAAGATCATTGTACTCCCCTGCACCGGCTGTTTCCGCAGTGGCTTCTGCTGTAGCGGCAGAACCCGTTCCCAAATATACGGAATTTCCCAGAGTCGCAGTTACATTAGAACCAAGAATTTGGATATTGGACAGTGGTTTTCCATCGGGATCATATTTCAACGCAGCCTCAACCGTATTATCATTCCCCAGAATAGTCACATCTTCAATGGGAAGCCCATTATCGCTCAGGGTTACTGTATTGTTTGTACCGGTAATATTAATTTTATCCAGTTTGGATGCATCCGCCGCGCTACTGGAATCCGTGATGCCCTGCACTGTATTGATATTTCCACTAACGGTGACATTAGTCACAGACTTTGCATCGTTTCGGGTAATTTTGTTCCCATTTCCAACAAGGCTGTTATCTTTCACCTTGTCGTCATCTTTTCCATTAATAATTGAGTTTTCCGTGCCGAAGACATTGGCATTCACTGCATTTGTTGCAGTGGATTCATTACCAATAACCGCCGCACTGCTGCCTTTCTCCACATTTGCCTTCGTCCCCATGGCGATGGAGTTAGTAGAAAGGGCATCCGTTGCCTCTGTGCCGATGGCAATAGAGTCTGTTCCTGAGGCAGTCGCTCTGTCACCGATAGCATTAGCCCCCTTGGCAATGCTCTTAGCTTCAGCTCCCATTGCTACACCTCGGATATCAGATGTCTCCGCAAGATATCCGATGGCAATAGATTCCTTGCTGCTGTTAGTAGCAGAACCAGCTTTTTGCTTAACCGCCGCTCTGGTACCGATGGCTAATGAATTATCGCCGGCAGACTGGGCACCGGCACCAATAGCGGTATTATACTGATAGCCAGTTTCCGCTTTCGTTTCACTGATAGATCCGTCTGTATTCTTGTAGCCCACGCCCATAGCGATACTGCCATTACTTTCAGCACTGACATTATTGCCTATAGCCACACTTCGCTCATTCGTAGCCTTAGCAATCACCCCCATTGCCAGAGAGTCACTACCCACGGCACCATCATTATTGAAATTATTCTTCGCCGTTCCTGTATCATCAGTCTTTACTGAATAGTAATGTACTTTAGCATCACTGACAGCCTGATCCATCTGCCCCTTGTTAACTGCATCGCCAGCATCTACCCCATCTTTCACATTTTTAATCTGTACTGCATTATTGTTATTATCTTTCAGACTGACATATTCATTATTCGTTCCCGAATACGTCACCGCATTGCCGCTGCTGCTGCCGGGATGGGCATTGGTAATCTGGGAGGACAGATCTGTCTGCAGTGCTTTCAGCTGTTTTACCGTTACTGCATCCTGATCAGCTGCCCCGTCAGCTACATTGACTATCCGACGAAGCCCATTGTCGCTCATTGAAGCACCATTTCCAACAGAAACAACCTGTGTGGCCATCGTACCTGTCAGATAAGCATTCCCGGAAGCCATTGCTGCTGTAGCCAGGGAACCCCCACCTAAAGCCACATTACCTGTGCCCCGAGCAATAGATTCTTCCCCGATGGCCATAGATTTATCTCCTTCTGCCAGAGAAGTAAAGCCTATAGCAGTGGCTCCATTGCCGGTAGCTTTAGAAACAGCACCTACTGCGGTACTCTGTGTCCTGGCCACCGTATTGGCCCCCAGCGCTGTTGCTTCAGTAATGGAAGTGGCTGCTTCATAATGATTGGCATGATACCCTAGGGATACGTCATATCCAGCCAGAGAATTTTGTGTAGAACCAGTGGTATTATCCCCCAGATAGGTACCGGCACCGGAACCGATAGCAATATTATAATTCCCCTTTACATGGCTACCGGCACCGAACCCCAGAGAAATATCTTCGGATCCATCGATATTCTGTCCAGCATTTTTCCCGATAACAACATGAGCACCATTGACATGGTTTTTGTCCCCAATCATGCCTTTACCGGCCTCTTCACCCATGACAACAGAATATTCTGCATCTGCTACTGCTTTATGTCCAATGGAAACGACATTATCCGCATTGGCTGTGGTACCGCTGCCCAGAGCAATAGCCTGATTACCCTTAGATTCCGAGCTCTTTCCGATAGCCACCGTTTCAACATATGATGATTTCGCTTCGGAACCGATAGCTACACTGTCCCTATACGTCGCCTCTGCACCGGAACCTACCGCGAGGGCATCTGAGGCCTGTGCTTTTGCCTGGTTCCCGATGGCCGTCGCACCTGCACTGCTACCGCTGACTCTGGCTCCATTACCAATAGCCGTACCGTTTTCCGAGACCGTCCGACTTCCTGTACCGATGGCAATGCCATTATTGGTAATAGGGTTGGCCGCCGTAGCGTCATTCATGACTACAGCGCCATCTCCTAGAGCGATGGCTGAATTACCTCGGGCATTCGCTCCATTACCAATGGAAATGCTATTCGCTCCGCCACCCGCAGCAACCAGCTGAGAACCGTCATCAGCAGTCATACCAGCCCTGGAACCAGTAATAGCCCCTCGCCCCAAGGCAATACCATTTTTACCTTCTTCAACCACTTCCGTATCAGCACCGATGGCAACAGAATTCTCCGCAGCTGCTTCTGCTCCTTTGTTATTGTCATTTTCTTTCGTTTCTGCGCCGATAGCAATGGCACCCACACCGCTGGCTTCTGCTTGCGTGCCCATGGCAACAGCCTTATCCTCGGAAGCCCTTGCATTTTTGCCCACAGCAATCGCATCTACCCCAGTAGCATAGGCATCATAACCGGTAGAATTGGCTCGGAAATATTTCATACCTGCCTTATCTTTATCCAGCCCTAGTACGGCATTGACTGCCTTCAGGTCAGAGATATCCTCTTTATTCGAATTGATGGCTGAAGCATTGATACCAATTTGTACCGTATTATCAGCTATATTCGCTTTATTGGTATTGATATCTACTGTATTAGTACCGATTTGTGCGGTGTTGGCTGCTATATTTGCCTTATTGATATTTAGTTCCGCAGTTGTCGCCAATCCATTAGTTGTTATAGTGATAGTTTGCGCTGTATCATCCTTAGTCACATTAATATTTGCGCTTCCAATCAAGGTGTCACCATCATTGATAGTCGCTGCATTAGCACCATAACTAGTCCCTAATAAAAGCAGTGACAATAAAATACTTTTAGTTAATACCCCCCCGAATTAATAAAAGTTCTCAGCAAAGAATTTCCGGACGCTTTCCCACCATTTTTTGCTAATTCAGAAACAACCTCGTAACGTCCCTTTACCCGGTTAAATATGACTTTATAAATTTTATTCATCATTCGTTTCCCCTTTCCAATAAAAAACGCCTTTATATGAAGAATTATCTCCTCTTCTTACATTTCTGTCAATATTTTATGCTAAACTTCGATTCATAAATCTAGCATCATTCTTTGTAATTCTTTCTAAGATCTGATTGCTAGCAAGTTAAAGTCTATATCTAAACCCAGGCCATATCGCTCCTATCCCAAATCTTCAATGTCTGCCAAAGATTCATCCATAACTTCATTTAGACCACTCTACAAACCCTAGTCATAAAAAAAAACAAGCCCGATACACAGATTCTCCGTATACCAGGCTTGTTTGATTTCTTTTATCTCAGTAAAAGAAGCCTATACTATTTCCGAATATGTGAACCATATACATCTCTAAAATCGTTATTAACCTTATCATTCTTGTCATTGACACGTACCCTTTCGATCTTATGCCGGTCGTTATCCTTACCGGAAATACGGTCAACACGGAAACGTTCTACTTCTTGTACCTTGGCAAGTTCTGGTTTAAATTCTTCTACGGCTCGACTCATATCGGCATCATTAGGCGCTCCGTTCTGCAAAGCGCGATAAATAACCGTTGCGTATTCGTAACGAGTCATCGCACGATTCCCTTTAAATTCGCCATCCGGATACCCCTCCAAATACCCTTTGTCCGCCAAAGACTTCACATACGTGTAAGCCCAATGATCTTTCGGTACATCCGGGAAGGTAACGTCTTTAGTAGACATAGACACCTTACCGCTCATGAGTTTCTGAATCATTTCATCTTGCTTTGCTACAATCTGCTTTAATTCTAATACATCCTTAGCCAGGGCCACGCGGGAACGGCTCACATGGTTATGCTGTCCAAGCTTGAAGGTCACGCCGGCATTCACCATATTTTCACCACCGCCGAAGGAACCACCGACAGAGAACATGGTGTCTTCATTAGGACGGTAGAAGGCACCTACGGCTACCGCATGGGCATCTTTGTAATTGCCATATCCTGCGGCAAAGTCCCATTTATCATCCGGGTCAAAATCCTGGGGATGAAGAGCTGCCAGAGCGGCTGCCCCCGCACCAACTCGATCTACCCGGTCACCCAATTTCGTAAGACTGTTCCCTATATGAGTAACTCGAGTATCCAGATTGCTGATGTTATCTGCATTATTCTTCACCTGACTATCCAGGATAGTCAGATTTTGGGCTGCCGTATTATCTGCCTTCACATAGGAACCATCGTTCGTTACACGGGTTTCATGATATACAGTCCCACCCGTTACGATTCCGGTGTTTCCATTGGCCACCTGTCCATCTGCCTTTACATTGATTGTATAGGTAGAACTTCCATCCGTATTTGTGGTCTCATCAATATTAACATTTTCTCCGGCAGTTACTGTATTTCTTGTATCGGCGCTGCCGGCAATGGCAGATAAATCCACAGACCCCGTTACGGCATTCCCTGCTGTATCAGTCACATTCATGGAAAGTGTATTGCCGGAAAGGCTAAGCCCGTTAGCATTAGTTACCAACGTATCATTACCATCAGAAGCTCCGGCAACGGCTTTCTTCAACTGCGCCACATTGACAGCGTCGGTATCTGCCGTGCCCGCTGCTACACTGGTAATCTGACGGGTAATACCATTTCCCACATCACCTACAGATACTGCTGCCGATGTAGCCTTCCATGTGGAATTCGTTTCTGTCGAAGCAGCTCCTGTAGCCGGATCATATCCTGCGGCCCCCTTATCTACCGTAGCATTGGACTTGTAACCAAGAGCCACTCCGCCTTCTTTGCTGACTTTTGCATCATACCCGATTGAAGTCGTATTGGCCGCGGAACGGGTATCTGCACTGGAAAGGCCGCCGATGGCAATCGTATTATTGGCCGTCACGGTATGGTCATTTCCCATGATAATATTATTGGACGCATTAGTTACGGTATTTTTAAAGCCGGATACGGAATTTAATTTGGCAATATTACCGGCCGTACCCGTAACTTTATTATTAACACCAGTAATTTGTGTTTTCTGGGTATAATCGGCTTTGTTACCGCCACCAATAGCCATTGTAGAACCTCCACCATCAGATTCGCTTGTTGCTTCACGCAATATATTTGCTAAATCTTTAGCTGAAGTCGGCGTGGTCGAGAATAGCCCTCCTGGCAAACCGGATATGGAGGTATAGGAATTGGTAATTTCATTCCCGGCGCCAAAGATCAAAGATCCATTGGAGTTCTGAGTCCTGTTGGCAGTACCAACAATGCTATTTGCTATACCGGAATAATAGCCTGAACCTGCACTATCCATCGACTCTATACTGTTCAAAGCACCGGTAATGGTTGCGCCAAAGTTTTTTTGACCATTAGCCGATCGTCCACCATTGTATTCACCGGAAATAATGTTATAGACACCGGTAGTCGTGGTAAATGCTCCATTGCTAAAGCTATTCGCACCGACAGTAGTCGCATAGACATTCAAATTAGAAGTACGCGTAGCAGCGCTATCGACAGTGGTATCCCCAAGGTCCCCACTGTAATTATGGGAGCCGATCATTGTGCTGCCAGTTCGAGCAAAGGTGTTGTCACCAATAGCGATGCTGCCAACCACTTTCGTCGGATCAGCAGGAATACGAGCACTAGAAAACAAGCTCCCAGAAAAAGTAGTCTGCCCCAGTGCAAAAGTAGCTTCAGCGCCACCGGCCATATTTTCGATTTTGGCATTTTTGCCAATGGCAATACTACCACCTTGGCTGGCATAGTTATTAATATTGGCTCCATTACCTACCACAATGTCTCCAGTAGCTGCACTGGCACCATTAGAATAGCTGATGCTACTTCCCTTACCAATGGCTACGTTTTCCGCTTTCGGAGCATTACTGCTCGTGCCATAGGCTACGCCAGAACCAGTACCCACTGTCGTATCAGCTGCTCCTGCTACACTCATACTACCACATAACAGGACTACACAAAGAGCGAAAGCATTTCGTCTATAACTCCCATGGCTCCGATTATCTTTCGTACAACTTCTCGTCAACTCAGAGACAACTACATAACAGCGTTTTACTTTGCTCCAAATAACCCGATATACCCTATTCATTGTACTCTCCTTTTCCAATCATATGCTCTTTAAAATTCTAATCGATTATATTCTACCCCCCCGCGTTTTCGTCAACATTTCGTCTAATTGAAATAGGCTTATAAGCCAGGGGAAATCAGAATAGATTCTAAGGATTGGGAATATACATTTTCACTATAAATATAAAAAGACAAAACAGTAGTCACCATGTTCTCTGATAACTCCTGTTTTGTCTTTTCATATTTATACTATTTATTTCTGAATATAATCACCATAAACATCCCGGAACACATTTTGGACTTTATCATCTTTATCATTTATCCGTACACGTTCTACCTTATGCCGGTCATTATCCTTGCCAGAAATACGGTCCACACGGAACCGATCAGCAGATGCCACTTTTTCAACTTCAGGAGCAAATTCGCTCAAAGAACGTCCCATATCTGCATCTACAGGAGCCCCGTTTTGTAACGCACGATAGACAATAGCTGCATATTCATAACGAGTCATTGCTCGATCGCCTTTAAACTCACCATCTGTATATCCATTTAAATAGCCTCTATCGGCCAAACTCTTAACATACTGATAGGCCCAATGGTCTTTTGGAACGTCCGAGAAATTAACATTTCTCATAGGAGAAACTGTGCCAGCTTTCATCATGTTTTTCAATTCATCAAGTTCTTGGCGCATTTCCAAATTATCATTACGTAAGGCAATAATTTCTTTTGCCATAGATACCTTAGACCGGCTAACAGTACTCTTCTGTCCCAGTTTAAAAGTCACGCCGGCATTAACCATGTTTTCTCCACCACCGAAGCTCCCTCCGACAGAAAACATAGTATCTTCGTTAGGTCTATAGAAAGCTCCTACAGCTACAGCATGGGCATCTTTGTAGTTACCATAACCTGTTGCAAAGTCCCACTTATTATCGGGATCAAAATCTTGGGGATGAAGAGCTGATAAAGCTGCTGCACCAGCACCGACTCTGTTTATACGGGTATCCATTTTATCTAATCTGCCAGTTAAAGAGCCTCCCGGAAGCTGTATATCATTGAAATAGCCTACACCCGCATGAACATCTCCTTTAATATTTGCATCACCATCTACTTGGAGATTTTGTTGAATATGAGTATCACCAGCGATGGTTGTATTCCCACCAATATTGGTATTGCCGTCTACCTGGAGATCCTGTTTCAGGTGGGTGTCACCACCTACCGTTGTATTGCCGTCAATATTGGTATTGCCGTCTACCTGAAGATCCTGTTTCAGGTGGGTGTCACCGCCTACCGCTGCATTACCGTCAATATTGGTATTGCCGTCTACCTGAAGATCTTGTTTCAGGTGGGTATCACCGCCTACCGCTGCATTACCGTCAATATTGGTATTGCCGTCTACCTGAAGATCTTGTTTCAGGTGGATGTCACCGCCTACCGTTGTATTGCCGTCAATATTGGTATTGCCGTCTACCTGAAGATCCTGTTTCAGGTGGGTGTCACCACCTACCGTTGTATTGCCGTCAATATTGGTATTGCCGTCTACCTGAAGATCCTGTTTCAGGTGGGTGTCACCACCTACCGTTGCATTGCCATCAATATTGGCAGCACCTCCGATGTGGGCATCGCCAATGGTAGTAATAGAATCAAACGTTGGGTTCTTGTCCATCTTGACTGTGATGGTCGTATTGCCTGCTCCGTCTTGGCTCACAACGGTTTTGAGGTTATCCCCGGAGTATTCGGTGTCCGCTTTTGCGCCTTCACCTACTACGTTAACTGTACTCCCCAGTTTGGCCGTAGCCGGATTTGCCGCACCGCTTGCAGAATTGGCACCAAACTTCAGGCCGTTATTGATGAGTGTCTGCCCGTACTGATATACGCCATTGCTGGTAGCGAGATCTGAATTCCCAGCTGCAATCGTGTCTGTGCCATTTACGCTGATAGTATAATTAGTACTTCCGCCAGCACCTGTATTAGATGATACCGAAACGTGGCTTCCACCTGTAATAGTGGTTCGAGCAGCAGCTGCAGCCTGTGCTACAGCAAAGAGCTGTGAACCATTTACTGCGTCTGTAGACCCTGCATCCACACGTCCAGCAGCCAGATGCGTCAACGTACGTTGTGTAGTGCCGTTGCCTATGGAAACCGTTCCATTGACATTGGTTCCTGCGAAGTTATAATTCTGGCTTCCAATGGTCATTCCTGCAGTTGAGACGGCTCCTTCTGCAGACGAACCCGCACCTAAGGCAACAACATTTGAAAGTCCGTCTATATTAATTCCTGCCCCTAACGCAACATTATTATTTCCGTTTGAGATATTATTACCTGTCCCCAAGGAGACACTATCAAAAGAATTACTACTTGTACTGCCAGTACCTATGGAAATCCCATTACCAACGCTATTTTCGATTTTTACGCCCTGTCCTATCCCGATAGTTGTTGTGCCCAATGCATATCCTGATAATCCTGTAGTGGTAGGTACTGAATCAATATTGCCGATCATAATAGATGCATAGTCAGCTCTAGCACCAGTTCCGATTGCAATGGCTCCGGTATTGACGTCTTGGCTTAACGGATTGCCAACAGATGCTTTAGAATTGGCGCCGATAGCAATAGCTGTATTACCACTATGTCCATTTGAAGCAGTACTATCTACTGCAGCTGCATTGTCGCCAATCGCGATACCCTGTTGGTACTTATGGGCTCCATCACCCGATGTTACACCCTCGGCAAATGCGGTTCCCAAACTAAGGCTTGATCCTAACAGTACAGCAAGTGCGCCGGCTACTACTCTGCCAGTGACTCCAAGCTTGTTCCCATTATTCCTTCCGTAACTTTTTGCCAGTTCAGAAGTAACCACATAGCAGTTACGCACCCGATTCCAAACCAACTTATAAATTCTGTTCATAATACCACTCCTTGTTCCAAAAATTTTTAACCATTTACAGTATACCCCCCCCGTATCATGTCAATAGATTTTATATTCCATTCACATTCCCACATGTATTTTCGTACCATTCTTAAAAACTATTTGAATTTTTACTTTACTGTATACTATAATGAAGTCTACCAAACTGCACCACAGCCTTTCGTCAAACTCATATACAAGATTTTGTTTCTGCAGATTTTTCATAAAGTTATCCAGCTTCCAGTATCTGTCCACACACTGCTGTATGGCATCACAGACCTGATCATACTTCTTCTTCGTTTCTTCATACCGGCTGACCAGCCCGTTGTACTTCCTGCCATATTCATCCTGGTCCTGTGCCACCTGGGCATTCTCAGCAATGAGCTGTTGCACCTGGTCGGTCAACATGTTCAGGTCTAATTCCAGCGCATCACGTTCCTTTTCCAAAGATGCGGTATCTGTAAGACGCTTTTTCAGCATCGTGATATTGCTCAGAATATCTTCCTTATTTTCAATAAGCTGATTGACTGCTCGGATAAAAGCACCTTTAATTTCATTCTCCGTCAGGTGCGGCGTCTGACAGTGATTCTTGAATTTGTCATTGCAGCGGTAGATGGTTCTCCGGTACTTATCAGTCGAATGCCAGACCTTGGCCCCGTACCAGCCGCCGCACTGGCCGCATTTGATTTTACTGGAGAAGATGGATACGCCGCTGTAACGTTTTTTCCTTTTACGCCGCCTCTTGATTTCCTCCTGTACCCAATCGAATACCTGCGGGCTGATGATAGCTTCATGGTTATGTTCCACATAATACTGTGGCACTTCCCCTTCATTTTTCTTTGTCTCTTTTGTCAGAAAATCAACCGTGATTTTTTTCTGAAGCAGGGCATCCCCTTTATACTTTTCATTCATGAGAATACTTCGGATCGTGTTAGCTCTCCAGATTTTGCAACCAGCTGGAGTGGGAATCTTGCGTTCCGTCAGTTCTTTTGCAATAGAATGAAACGTGTATCCGTTAAGATACAAACGGTAAATCAACTTTACGATTTCTGCCTGCTTTTTATTCACTACCAGGTTGCCATCCATTCCCTTATCATACCCAAGAAAATGAGTGAATGCCAGACTGACCTTCCCATCAGCAAACCGTTTCCGGTGTCCCCAAGTCACATTCTCAGAGATGCTGCGGCTCTCTTCCTGTGCCAGAGAACTCATAATCGTAATGAGGAGTTCCCCTTTTGCGTCCAGTGTCCAGATATTTTCCTTTTCAAAATAGATTTCAATCCCTTTATCTTTCAGTTTTCGCACGGTGGTCAAGCTGTCCACCGTATTCCTGGCAAACCGGCTGACAGATTTTGTGATGATAAGGTCAATTTTGCCGGCTATAGCATCCGCTATCATTCGCTTAAATCCTTCCCGGTGTTTGGTATTCGTAGCTGAAATGCCTTCATCCGTGTATATCCCGACAAATTCCCAATCATTTCTGCTCTGGATATAACGCGTATAATAATCCACCTGTGCTTCATAGCTAGTAAGTTGCTCATCGTGATCCGTTGAAACCCGTGCATAGCCTGCCACCCTTCTCTTTTTTTGACTGTTCATCGGCTTTTTCGTATAACTCCGCAGTGTAGCTGGAATTACCTGCACTTTTTTCATGACAACTTCACCTCCTTCGTATGACCATCGTTAAATTGAAACAGCAATGTTTCGTTATCCTGTACTTCAATACGCTGCACTTGTGCTCTAAATGCTGTATCATCAAATTCCAATTTCCCCATTGTTTCTGCTGCCATACGCTGCAGCCATTCTTCTTTGATGCTTCTTACATGGATGCATCTATGTTCTCCCCGGCACCGCCAATAAGCCACTTTTCCATTCTTACGTTTCTCTAGACAACGTATGAATTTTGTCTGGCACGCAGGACATACAATGCGTTCCGAAAAAGCGGTATAACGGCCGGACGTATCACGCTGATGATACGTTTCCATCCATTGCCTCTGCTTTTTCTTCTGCTCATCCGTCCACATATCCTTTAAGGCTGTCGATTTCCATTCCTGTGTGATAACGTTTCCATCTTTGAAATGAAATACCAGCGTGTGATAAGAAGGAACAACAATCTTCTTTACCCGCTGAACAAACAGTTCTTCATCAAATTCATCTGTACCCAGAACGGCTGCGCATGCTTTTTTCAAAGCGGGCTGCGGGATGGAGCCATAGGCCCCGCAGTTTGTCCCCTTGCCCTTATGCGAATCACAGGTCCAGTATTCCCGTATTCTTCCCTTGTATTTCCGAACAACATGGACATAGCTTTTCCCGCAGATGCCACATTTGATGATCCCCGTAAAGCAAGAGGTGTTCAAAAAATCCCTGGCATATCCGCCCCGCTGCATTCCCATTTCCTTGCGATTCTTTAATTCCTGCTGAACCCGTTCAAACATATCAGAAGAAATTATGGCTTCATGATGCCATTCCACTACATACCTATTCCTTTCTCCATGATTAACGGCCTGGCGTTTGGTAATAGGGTCCGTCACAAAGGTTTTCTGAATCTCAAGAACGCCCGTATAAATCCGATTCGTAAGAATCTGCCTGATACTGGCATCTTTGAAATAGTTCCCATACATGGTGCGAATCTCCCGCCGCTTTAGTTCCCGTAATATATCTTTTCTGGTTCTGCCCTGCAGATAGGCATCAAAAATTTCTCTGACAATCGCGGCCTCTTCTGGTTGGATGACCAGATTATCTTTCTCCCAGCAATAGCCGTAAACGAAGAACTTTGCATGAGGAATCCCCTGTTCAAACTTTTTACGAAACCGCCACTTGATATTATCACTGATGGATCGGCTTTCTTCCTGGGCAAAAGAGGCAAGGATGGTCAGCATCAACTCTCCATCTCCGCTCATGGTATGGATATTTTCTTTCTCAAACCAGACTTCAATACCCAGTTCTTTCAGGTGACGTACCGTCTGCAGAAGGTCAACCGTGTTTCGGGCAAACCGCTGGATGGATTTGGTCAGGATGATGTCTATCTTCCCGGCTTCGGCATCTTCCAGCATCCGCCGGAATTCCTGCCTCTTCTTTATCCCCGTCCCAGAGATGCCGTAGTCCGCATAGACCCCGGCGTATTCCCAATTCGGATTTTTCTGTATCAGCTTGCTATAATAACTGACCTGTGCCGAAAGGGAATGGTGCATCCGCTCCGATTCCATGGAGACACGGGCATAGGCTGCCACTTTCTTTCGTTGTTTCAGTCCGGATATTTTTTGTTCGATTTTACGGATAGTCCGCATAGAATCAGCTCCTTTCAACACTATATATCCCTCTTTTTTAACCAATTAGCAAGTATATAAATCGCCAGAAAAGGTCTGATATTTTCGTAGCATCTCCTGCTCGAAAGCCCGGTACTCCTTCTTGGTGATAAGCTTTTCCGCCAGCATCACTCTCGCCAGATACATCGTCACCTGGAAGGTTGCTTCATTACGAAATAACCTTTTATCCATGGCGGACACCCCCGAACCTATAGGAAATATAACAGGCATGGGAGCAGAACTTCCGATGGCTGTTGCCATAGACGCTGAACTTCTTGCCGCAGTTCGGGCAGGTAAAGGTATAGACAGTCTTCCGCTTCACCAGCTCCAGATGTGTGTTCCACCACTTGTTCCGGCAGCCATCGCAGCAGAACCGTTTCCGCTTGCGTCCCGGATTCTGGACTACGGGTTTCCCGCACTGCTCGCATACTGCCCCATCTGTTCTGGCCGCCAGACTGTGCCGCCGGCAGAACGACTTCACCGTATTGATGGAAATCTGGAGCTGCATCGCTATCCTACCATACCCTGCCCCAGCTCGGCGCAGAGCAATAATCTGTTGTTTCTGTTCGTCCGTCATGATGGATACCTCCTGAATTTTTGGTCTTCAGGAGTAACAGGACAGAACGGCTATTACTAAGTACTATAAAAACAAAAAAAGCCGATACGGAACATCCTTCCCGATGTTCCGTATCGGCTTTTCTCATGCAATCTTCTGCTTTGCATCAGCCACAATAGCCTTGACCGCTTGCTGCAGCAAAGTAATATACAGCCTGTTCCGAATCTTCACCCACCAGCTGGTGGTGGTCTGGATTTCTGCTTCCAACGGATCTGTGAGGTTCTTCATCTGCGCTTCCACCAGCTTCTGGATGTCCTCCAGGTCGATGGACTTGATGGCCGCTTCGGCTTCGCTTCTGGCAAAGTCTACGACGGCATTGGCGACGGCTTTCTTGATTTCTTCACGGTTCATAGTCATTTACCTCCTAGAATCAGTTGTTCATAATCTGTCACTCCCCTGGCAACTGCTCTGGCCATGGCATCCTGGGCGTTTGCAAGGATTTCTTCATCGCCAGGATTGGTGATAAAGGCCAGCTCGACCAGGACGGCGGGCATATCCGTGTTTGTGAGAACATACAGGCCGTTGACGCCGGGCGTAGCGATTTTCACGCCACGGTCGGTGATATCAAGGGCATCTACCAACTGGCTCTGGATGCAGCTGGCCAGCACGCTGCCACGGTAACTGCCGGCACAGGCCCAGGTTTCTGTGCCGTTGGCTTCTTCGGCTTCAGCGGCATTGCAGTGGATGGATACGAAGATGTCGGCGTCACTGCTGTTCGCCGCTTCGCAGATATCGTACAGGCTGTCGGACTGGAGCAGTTCGGTTTCAACACCAGCGGCATTCAGATAGCTTTCCGCAGATTCACCTACAGCCAGTGCCACATCACATTCGCGCAGCCCCGTTTCTCCGTTCACGGCACCGGGGTCAGGATTGCCGTTCAGCGCATGGCCGGGATTCAGGAATACTTTCATGATTTATCTTCTCCTTTCTGGTTGGCGGCGGACTTTACGGTACCGCCGATATAGCCAAGCAGGCCGGATGCGATGGACATGGCCAGCTCGTTGAGATTATAAAAAATGGCCATGATCAGGGCTGTGACCAGCCCAATGATGACCAAACAATCGGGGATATTCACTTTTTCAAACAAACTCATCCCACCACCTTAATGGTTAATACCACTTCTGCCTTTGTTGCTGAGGCTTCTGCCAGATAGGAATACAAAGCATCCGATATTTCCCCAATCATTATGACCCCCAGATCATCATCTTTCTCATAGAACAATTCTGTGGTATCCGATATTCCTGTCCCTGTCGTAAGTTCAACTTTGCAACCTGCATATCGTTTTTCTTCATCCAACAGGAACAGCAGCCCTTTACGGCTTCCATTTTCCAGAGCCCCCACGCCGACTATCTTAGGGCTTTCCGGGGATTGCTTCGTCGTCATAAGCATATGGCCAGTCAGCCACTGCGTGCCCTGTCCCGTCATCGTAAGGCTTACATCTGTAAAAGGAACAGTGGGAATCGGGGCGGCATCGGTTGCACTGACAATCATGCCATTACTGATGGGTGCCGATATATAAGCAAGTTGAGGATTGGTACTGCTGCTTTCCTGCTCTTCCCCGTTGATAGTGATTTTCCCCGCATAATAATCGGTATCTGCTTTCAAGTTGATGCTCAAGGTATCCTGATACGTTGTAGCATATACGGTATTTCCATCTGAGTCTGTTTGTGAGGATAACTCCGGATGGTTGCAGGTAAGCGTAATGGTCTGATGCTCTTTTTGAATCAGGGTTATCGTCTTTCGTGCATCTGCCTGTGACAGGTCAGCCGTCCCCGTCACCAGTTCACCCTCTGAGGTATAAAACTTTTTCCCCTTAGCCACATCGGCGGCTTTCGCCGTTGTGTCAGACACTTCGCAGAACCGTGCCCTGCCGCCGTTTTTTAGGGGAATCAGGATGGATGGCACTTCGCTGTAACTGGCTCCGGCTATCGTCACATTTACCTTCATGGCCTTCCCTCCTTACTCGACAGTCAGGATTTTCGTCAGGCTGTCCTGGGAAACGGAAACGGTCGTCAGACTGCCCGTCACCTTGGTACCATTGATGTAGGCCGTCTTACCGCTGACAATCGTCCCCGCGGCGGCGGTGGCATCACTGGTATCGACTACGCTGGACTTGCCGCTGATGCCGAGGACCGTCACCCCGGACTTGATGTTGCCGCTGACGAGCTTGGCCTGTTCTTCTTTGCTGATACGCACAGAGCCGCTGCCATTATGAAAGCCGGCCGGGATGGTATAGGCGCCATCAGCTTTGGCAATGCTGCCGCTGACCGCACCGTTGTCAGTCATCGTCCCGATAACAGACCCGCTGCCCAGGAAAACTGACTTGCCGTTCAGGATATCGCCGGAAGAGGCCGTAGCGCCAGAGGTATCATAAAAGACCGCGCTGCCCTCCCCTTCTGCCAGGGGAATCGATACCTGCGGCACTTCTGCATAGATAACGGAATTGATTTTTACGTTCTTCGCCATGTTGATTGCTCCTTTACTCGACTTTTAATTCATAGCCATTGAAACTGATCCTGCCATAATTCGACGGAATGGCAGCCACCGTCACTTTGGAAAGAGCAGTATACCCGCCGTCTGCGGTGATGACCTGCTCCTGAGCCGTTGGAGTGACTCGCTTTCCCTGGTACGCTTCGGACGGCGCCTGCGGCATAGAAAGAATGCCGACCAGAGAATTTCTTTTAAGAGGTAGGGAAACAAAGCCTGCTAAATTACTTTCATTCTGTGCCACGCTCCATCACGCTCCTTTCCAGGAAAAAATCCCTGGCCGGGATGATGGTATCGGTATAGCCAGTTCCCCGCACGAGCTTCACTTCATAGATATACCGGCCACAGGATAAATGCCGTGTATCTTCCGGCAGGAATACCAGAACACAGCTGTCCTGCTCCTGACGGATGCCCTGGCCCAGCGTTTTCGTGAGGACAGGGTCCTTATCCGTAATGAAGCGTTTCAGTGTAAAGGTCAGGCGGTCGCCGTCCCCCGGGATAAAGACACTGCCCGTTACCCGGTCGCGGATGGTCAGGTCGAATTCTGCTGAATCGCCCCGCGTCAGATGGATCCGGTTCTTCACTACAAAAAAGCTCATCTCCCTCACCTCCTACTCATTCTGCCGTTGCTCAATCACATCCAGGCGATGCTGCACGTGCCCCGTAGCTTCTTCCACCCGGGACAACCGCTCTGCCATCTGCTGTCGTTTGGATTCCGTATCGGATAGTTGCCTGCGCAGATGATCAATGCACTCCTGCAGGCTCCGTACTGATTGATTTAAGGGTTTGATGACGCTGAAATTGAAGATAACGCCGCAGAGCATCAGGACCGATACCAGAGATGCGGCCATCTGTAACCATTCAGCCATATTTCTCACCTCCTATCCCGTCCGCTGAAACATGTACACGACGATGGACGGCTGCATGTTGTTGTGCGGCTGGCCGCCACCCGTCCGGGAAAGGCTGTGGGAATGATTTCCATCCCAGGACGTATGCCCGTCTACCTGATTGCCATGCCAGCAGCCGTCACCATACCCCACGGCCACTGGTGCATCATTGCCTTCACAAGCATCCCACTGGAAGTTGCGCGGCAGTGCCCCGCAGGACCAGTGACGATGATTCCCGCTGTCGCCAACCGTATGTCCATGAGCCGGAGTTTCTGGAACCGTAAGGTTGTGCTTCTCTTCGCCCAGCTTGTCCCCGGCCTTGTACATGGTCCCACTGTCTGCTGCTCCGGCCCCGATCAGGCAGCGCCCCATGGCAAAGGCCACCCAGGTTGTCCCAGGCCAGTATGTCACGGGATTCTTCCCGTCCGCAGAAATGTAGATGGCATTGACAGGGAACGGGCATGCCTGGATTTTTGTCACGGCTTCCTCGTCCATATCGGCGTAGGTGACCTTGCCCCAGCTGCCGTTGCTGTGCAGGACGGTATTCAGCTTCCCTGCAGAAGGTGACGGGACCATGCCGCTCTGGCCTGCCGTCTTTTCACCGCAGCCGCTGAACTCCGGCAGGGTGATATCCCTCGTACCGTCAAAGACAATACGGTGAATCTTCCGCCCCGTCTGCAGCTTCGACGCACTGGACGCATTGCCGCTGATGCCGCTGGCATGGGCTTTGGCATCGGTCAGGTGGGCATTGATGTCAGCTGCCGTAGCAGAAATCCGCTCATAGAGCCGGGCATCATTGCTGACCAGCTGGGACACGGTCCTGTTCTGCTGGTTGAAGACGACCGGGTCTTCTGAAAGATATTGAGGGAAAAGCACATCATAATCCAGCGTATTCTCCACGGCTTCTGTCGGCCGGACTTCCTGCCCGGCCCGGTCTGGAAAATCCGCCGACCACTTCTCCTTGATATACTCAGCCACTTGCCGTCACTCCTTTCCCGGATACGATGGTCGCTGTCGAGAACGTCGCCTCGCCATCCCAGTGGATCTTCCCGTTCCAGGAATAGCCCAGATAGATGGCATAGCCCAGATGGGCCGGCTTGTAGATGTCGAGCTGGGCAATCAGCTTCGAGAGCGTTCCGGTATCCTTGTCATTCATAATGCAGTACACTTTGAAATAATATTCTTCATTCACTTCCTCGATGTGGCCGACACTGTACAGGTTCACGATGGAGTTCATGAAATCCACCGTGGATACATCCACATGCTGCAGCTTAAAGAGGATCCGCTGCCTGCGGAATTCGTCGGTATCCCCGTCGCCGGGCTTGATGCCAAGGAATGATTCATAAAGAGGCAGCGCCCAGGTGGCTGTGTTCACGAAGAAGTTGTCCGCCAGATCCTGCAGAGCCAGCCGCAGGCGGTTATGCTCCGTGCTGCAGGTATCTGCCGTCTTTTTGAACATCGGGTCTTTCCCCAGGAATTTCGGCAGATAGTCCAGTACATCAATGGGGTGCTGCCTCATCCATTCATTCGCTGACAAGGTTCAGCACCACCTTTCCGACTACCGGGATCTGCTCATTGGTCAGGCGGATGTTTTCTGCCATGCCGCCGAGCTTCAGGTTCCGGTAGTCTGTAATCCCGTTCACGCCCAGGATGAGCCGTCCAATCTGTGCCAGGCTGACATAGGACAGGCTGAAACCTGTATTCTTGAAATAGGCAGACACAGCGGCCGTCACCGCATCCGCATTGACGGTGCCGTACACTTCTGCTGTAATATCTACGGATACGGGTGCCGGAGATACCACAGTCACGGTGGCCCCGATAGGCCGCTGGGATTCGATATACCAGGCCACTTTCTGGATCAGCTCGCTGGAGGCCGATTCATTCTCTGCCGTCACGATGATGACTTTCACCGTGCCATTCCCGTTCCAGAGCGGGATGACCTTGCAGTTGCCCACCCCATCCACGGACATGGCCCAGGAACGGTAATGGTTGGCGTTGCCGGACGTGATGGGCTGGCGGACCCGGAACAGGAGCCGTGCCAGAAGAGCCGCATCCGTTTCCTCATCGGCCCCGTCCGTGCATTTCTCTGGATTGGTCACGCTGTACACATTGGGGATGGAATAAGGGATTTCCGTAATCATCCCCGGTGCCACATTCCCTTTCACCCCTGTATCTGCGGCCTGGACAGCAATGTCTGCTTCGGTTCCGTCAGATGGAATCGTAGCAGATTCTGTCGTGTAGAACCGCAGCCCGTCTTTCGTCTGGAACAGGCTGCCACGTATGATGTAGGCCCCGGGCTGTCCGGTGACTGTCACTTGGCCATTGGCTTTCACCGCCTGTTTCCGCTGGATGCCGAATTCCTCAGCCCGGAGCGTCAGATACCCGCCCCAGGCAGTCTCGGCAAACGCCGCGTCCCGCAGCATGGCCATCTCGGCATAGCTGTTCTCGAATTCCACGGCATTGGTATCAATCATATCCCGGGCAAAGGAACCCTCGATAGCTGTCTTGTCCGTAGCGGCCAGCGTGTGCAGGGTCTGCACCATGCGGCTTTCAATCTGGTCTTTTGTCTGGGCATCGAACAAATCGCTCATGCAAGGCTCCTTTCTGCGGCAACCGTGATGCTTTCATCGCTGTAAATGGATGTCACATCCACCAGAATGAACAGATCATCTTTCTCCCGCCTTTCCACATCCACCCGGTTGACGCGGGCAATATAGGGATTGACGGCCAGCCCCTCCCGGATATTCTGGCAGACCTGGTCTGCCGTATAGACGCTGTTGGGCATCGTCCCCTGATAGGGTTCAATGGTGATGCCGTATTCGTCATGGTAGGCCAGGTACCGATATCGTTCCGTCATCAGGGCTTTATAGATCCACACCTTGAGGGCTTCATCTTCTGTCACGGTGATGTTGTTCCCGTTCTCGTCATAGCGGAACCGATGCTTCTCAAAGTCATAGCCGTATTCCGAAAGGAGCGGCAATGTTTCTCTGACGCTGGCATCCGCTCCGGATGCCAAGGCCACAAAAGGATCAGCCATATCCGTCCAACCTCACAATCTCATCTAAAATCACATACTGCTGGATTTTCCCGTTCACCAGCATGGGCATGATGGCGACTTTCATGCCCGGCTTCAAGGTATCCGTGGTAAGCACCGAATCAGTGTAGTCGTTATGGATGTCGTGGTTATGCGACTGATACGCCGCATCCCCGCTGCCGCCTTCCCGGTTCTGGGTAGCCGATACCAGATGGCCCCGGGCCGTCCTGCCGTAGCCTGCCAGAAGGTAATGGGAAATCCACAGTTCCTCTTTGGTCAGGACGATGCCGTTGTATTTCACCTGGATGTCCGGCGGAGATTGGAGTATCTCGCCAATCTGGATGGACGGGCTGTTGCTGCTCCGCGATACCTGCTCCATGAGGTTCAGCAGGCTGATGTATGGATTTTTCTGCATCTCCCGTCACCCCCTCGATGTCTTGATGATGGTCGCCGGATAGTAGTCGCTCCCCATGTCGATGCTCCCTTCATAATGATGGAAGCAGCCGTACACGCTGGAACTGTTGCCCCAGCAGCCGCCATTTCCGTCATAGACCACGACATGCCAGTTCGGATCTGGCTTGCTGTAGCGGTTGTACATGATGATGTCGCCTTTCTCCAGCCGTGCCGGGTCGTAGGGAATCGCTAGTCCCTGGGCTTCGGCATCGGCCCGGAACTGGTCGCATCCTTTGACGTTGTTGTTGTATTCCTGCGCGGCAAAGGGCGAATACCCGGCAGCGGCAACTGTTGCCCGGTCCACGCAGCCATTGGAGCCATAAGGCGAAACGGTACCATCGAAATTCTCCATGCACGAATCCACCACATCGCCTCCGGCGGCATTTCCGCTCATGGACGCCCCGCTCCGGCTGCCCGAAGCGGCCGCTATAGGCGGCACGTAATCCGGGTTCGCATTATAGGACGCACTGTCGAGTTCCTGCTTCTGCTCATCCAGCAGTTTATGGAAGACCAGATGCAGTTCCATGGTGTGCCTGTTCCCCTCAATCCGATGGCTGTCCGACTTGATGAAGAACCGCCCCTTGAGCTGTTCTTCCTGGATGTCCACGGAAAAACCGGCGATGCACCAGATATGGCCGAGCGCCTTGACGGACATGTCATGGGCAACGGTCTTCAGCATGGCCCGGGCCTGCGAGGCATCGTCCTGCTTGGGGTCGGCCTTGCAGATGGCCTGGATGGTGCCGAATCGTTCGATATCGGTGCTATTCGGCATCTCGCCTTTCGTCTGGCCCGCACTGTCCACGACCATCACCTTGGATACCAGGTCCTCGATAGACTCCGATACAGATGCCCCGGTGAGATTCGCTTCATCGCTGATGAGGAAGTTCTCCACCACCTGATCATTAGTGCAGACCACATTCAGCTTCCTGTCCGTCATGTAGATGTGATACCCTTTGCCATCCTGTGCCGACTGGTAAGACAGCGCCTGCTTGATGGCATCGGTCGCTGAGATGTCATCGGCGATGAAACTGCACACCACGGAAAGGTCCGGCATCGTCCCGGCTTCGATGGAAAAGTCATGGATGGTCTGCCGGATGGCATCAGCCACGGTCACATTGGCGTATTTCCGGGTAATGCGTGACTTGGCCAGATAGATGATGTTGTCGAAGGCCACAAAGCGCATGGCATAGGACTCGCTGTCCCGGCTCCGGGAGAAGATGCGCCCCTGGAAAACGGGGTACGTCTCCTGCGTGACCTCATCGGTATAGGAAAAACACACTTCATCCCCCAGCTCCAGGACGGCATTCGTCCAGTCCTTGTCTTTCGTGGTGTAGGCGATATCAAATTCCAGCTTTCTCCCGGCCTGCTCCACATCGCCCGACCAGGTATAGGAAAGGACATAGGCAGACAAGTCCGTGTTCTGCGGCTTGTCTGCCTGCTGTCTTTCCGTATCTGCCTTATTTATCTTTGCCAACTGGAACATTTTCATCATTCCTTTTCAGGTTCATGGTCGTCAGCTGGATGATGTCCCCCGGCGAGAGGCCGCCGCTGCGGATGATGCTGCGGTAGACCTGGAACTTGGAGAACTGCTCCTTATTGAGCGTGACCGATTTCCCGATGGCCCGGCCCACGACGTTGCCGATGCTGTCGCCCGGATAATAGGTGATGTTCTTCTTCATCTTCTGCCAGAACGACTCAGGGCGTTTCTTCAGCCCCGTTGCCGGGTCCGTTTTCCCTGGTTCCGCCGCCGTGACATAGCGGTATTCCGTCAACGCCAGTTCATAATACACATCGCCGCTGCCGTCCTTTTCCCCGAACTTGAAAGAGCTGATCAGGCAGGGCATGGAGATGGGCGTGTCCGATACCGTGAGCTGGCAGACCTCGCCGCCTGTACGCATGGCTTCCAGTTCGGCGATATAGGTATAAGGCGACAGCGTCATCATGGCAAAGGGATAATCCTGGGCCGGGAAAAAGCCCGCCAGCGTCAGGGACTTCAGCCCGGTCCTGCCTTTCATGAGATACTCCCCGTAGTTGTTGATGTTCACCGTGCCATGGTTCGTATTGACGGAAACCATCAGTTCCGAAGGCAGCACGGGAAAGGTCACAACAGAGCTGCCCGCAGCCAGGGAAATCGTCAGATCCTGTGACGCCTGCCCGATGGCATTCAGGATGGATTCTAAGAATGAGGCCATCAGATGGTCGCTCCTTTCATGCGGTTCATGCCGTACAGCCGGATCTTTTCCACCAGCTTGTCGGCTACGGCATCGATGTCCTGCTCGCTGCGGACGTTCATCGTATCGATGCGAATGGTGATGGAGCGGCTGCCTGCGTTCATGGCCTGCCGGATGCTTTCATCATGCGGGACCACGGTACTGCCGTTTGGCAGGTGGACCAGCTCGCCCCGGCGGTCTTCGTTGATGACCGCAAAGCCGCCGCCAAAGTTCTCGACGCCTCCGGCAAAATGACTGATAGGTTCCATATTGAATCCCACATGAGTCGGCGCCCCGCCGGTCAGAGACGGGATATCGATGGACAGGCCGTTGACGCTGGCAATGAGTCCGTTCACCTGGTCAATGACCCAGTTCACACCATTCCGGAAGGTATCCTTGATGCTCTCCCAGATGCTGGAAACCGTCTCACTGATGCCGTTCATTGCTCCGTCCCAGGCCGAAGCAATCCATTGCATCCCGGCATCCACAGCATCCGACACCGCCTGGATGGCCTGTTCGATATACTGCGAAACCGTATCCCAGTTGCTCCAGAGGAGATACAGCCCTGCGATGAGGGCAGCGATGACGATAAGGATGGGATTGGCCATCGCTGCTGCGCCGACTGCCCGGATGACCGCAATCATCAGCCTGCCCACAGTCAGGAAGGTACTGCCCATGCCTTTGGCAACAATGGCGATGCCTCTTGCCACCGTGATGAGGCCTTTGAACTGGACAGCCAGGTATTTCGATACGCTCCCGGCCTTGCTGATGCCCGCGGCGATGGAGCTGAACGTCCCGAAGGCCCGTCCGCCTATCGTCAGCACCCGGCCCAGGGTGGAACCGAAGAGCTGGAAGGTCACGATGCCGAAAGCCACCTGGCCGATCAGGGCCTTCTGCTCCGGCGTCAGCGACCGGAACCAGGCCGCCAGCTCCTTCACCCGCAGGGACATGGCCTTGAAATAAGGGGTGAACGAAACCGCCAGGTCCATCCCGGCATTCTTCAGCTGGTTCATGGCAATCTGCATCTGTTCAGACGGGGTCAGCATCTTCTCATAGGCTTCCCGGGTCATGCCGGCAGACTGGGCCATCTGGTCCATGACCTTGTCGAAATCCCCGGCGCCCTTGCCCGTCAGGACCAGGATGCTGTTCAGGCCCTCGACGGAACCAAAGAGCTGGGCCATCTGTTCGGCATCGCCGCCTGTAGCCCGCTTCACTTCATCCAGGAACTTCACCCAGCCCACGCTCTGCAAATGAGCCGCGTTGAACTCAAGGCCCAGGGACTGAGCCAGTTTCGCTGCTTCAGAAGACGGCTTCAGGATGTTGCTGTAAGCCGCCTTGAGTCCCGTAATGGCTTCGCTGGTCCGGATGCCGTTCTTGGTCAGGACAGCGATGGAACCGAACAGTTCCTGGGTGCTGACATTGAGCTGTGCCGCAATGGGGATGACGTTGCCCATGGACTGGGCCATCTCGCCGAACGATGTCTTGCCGAAGTTCTGTGCCAAGAGCATCTGGTCCGTCACTGCCGCAGCCTCTTCTGCCGATTTCCCATAGGCATTGAGGACGGTCGTAACGCCGTTTACGGCAGTCGTCGTATCCGTGAACCCGGCCTTGGCGGCAATGGTCATATCCTTTACAAAACCTACAGCGTGGCCGGCATCGACACCCGCTGAGATGGCCTGGTAGACCGATTCGGAAAGCTCGGCAACGCCCGCCCCGGTCTCATCGCTGACAGCACGGATTTCATCACTGACCTTCTGCATGGAAACGACCGTCGTATCCACCAGGGTAGAAATCTTGGCGATGCCGTTAGCAAAGTCACTGTGCAGCTTGAAGCCTGCCGTTGCGGCTGCCAGGATGGGGGCTGACAGCAGGGCCATCTTGTCCGACAGGCCGGAAATCTTGCTTCCCGTCTGCTCGATGCTCTTTGCCGTCCGCTTCTGGATGCGCTCATGCTCCGTCAGCTTGTCCGACAGGCCGCTGACCGATTGTTTCGCCGCCGCCATCTGGGCCTTCATGGTCCCCAGGCTGGCATTGACGCTCCGCACGGTCGGCGTGAACAAATCCCGCAAACGGATAGCAGCATCAATGACGTTATTGGCCATGCTGTTTCACCTCACTTTCCATCATCTGCCTTATTTATCTGCCTCATTCTCTTGCTATCTGCCTCATTTCATGCTAAAATGTGGCAGATGATAGAAAAATGAGGGAGATTTTTATGCGGACATTTAACTACTCGCAGGAAATACAAAATTTACTGACACCTGAGATCGTCCAGCTTCTCACCTGTATCCATGAACACAAGGGACGGCAGGATTTATTTCTGGAAGCGAATACAGACGAACTAAAAACGCTGGTAGACGTTGCCATGATCCAGAGTACAGGGGCTTCCAACCGTATTGAGGGAATACGCACCAGTGACAAGCGATTAGAAGCACTGGTCAGCCAAAAAGCTAAACCGCATAATCGGTCTGAACAGGAAATTGCTGGATATCGTGAAGTACTCGCCTTGATTCATGAAAATCATGACTATATTTCTCCTGTTCCTAATGTCATCAGACAGCTCCATCGGGACCTGTACGCTTATTCGACAGGAGCTATAGGAGGAGACTATAAAAATGCAGATAACGTAATTGCAGAAACAGACGCACAAGGGCATCAAAAGGTAAGGTTTATCCCCGTTCCTGCCTTTCAGACAGCTGACGCTATGGATTCTTTATGTCAATCGTTCCAGAATGCCTGGCAGGAAAACATAATGGATAAATTGTTGCTGACTCCCATGTTCATTCTGGATTTTCTCTGCATTCATCCATTCAATGACGGAAACGGACGGATGAGCCGACTTCTGACACTCCTTCTTTTATATCGTGCCGGCTACATCGTCGGGAAATACATCAGCCTGGAAATGCTGATTGAAAAAACGAAAACCACTTACTACGAAGCTCTTCAGGCAAGTTCTTCCGGCTGGCACGAAAACCAAAACACCTATGCGCCTTTTGTGAAATATTATTTGGGCATCATCATAAAAGCATATGATGAATTCGAAGATCGGATCCAATATCTGGTAACCAGAAAGATTTCCAAGCCAGACCGGATCAAAGCCATCATTTCCCAGACACTAGGAAAAATCAGCAAAAAAGATCTGATGGAACGCTGCCCAGATATCAGCCAGGGAACCATAGAACGCTCTTTGTCCAGTCTAGTAAAAGAGGGCTATATCATCAAAGTCGGCTCTGGTCCGGCCACAGCATACATCCGCAAGCGCTAAAAAGAACAGCAGACTACACTATTTTTGGGCCTGCTTTTTCTTTTCCCTTTCTTCCATCTCATACCGGATAAAAGCGTACAGCACCTGCCGTTCACCGTATCCCAGTTTCATGACCGCTGACGGCAGCAGGTGATGCTCCCGGAACAGGAGATACATCGCCTGCACTTCGCCATCGGTCTGAATCAGTTTTTTACGGCTTTGTCTGCCTTTTCCTGGGTCGTATAGCCGTTGAGTTCTGTAATCTGTGCCGTAAGGTCGGCAATCTCTCCGGCCAGGAAGAGCTTGCGAATGATGTCACCAGGGAGTACAACTCCGAATTTTTCCAGCAGGTCCTTGTTCTTGAGATCCGGGTCTGCAATCCCCGCCAGGAGCGTCTGCGTCTGCATCTGATAAATGTCGATGTTATCGGCGCTGCCGTTGGTGAAATCCACGGCCATCTTCTGGATATCCGCATAGCGTTCCGGGTCGATGGCCCGGAGCGTGATGACAAAATCGAACCCGAACAGCTTCGAGAGCCGTTCCATCTTCACTTTCTTTTCAGGCCGTTCGGCCAGCTTGTTCACTACATCTGCTTTCAGCAGTCGGTCTACCATATTCATCTGCTTGTTCTCCTTATGCTAAATCCAAGAGGTCCCAGTCCGAGAAGGTGAAGCTGTAGCTTTCTTCGCCCATCTTGTCCACTTCCCAGTCAGCCAGGATCAGGCTGTCAAAGGTCGCGTCCTTGATGACGATGCGCTCGCTGCCGATGGCATCCTTGTCATCCAGAACAGAGACGATGGTCACGACAGTCTGCCTGCCCGCCTTGATGTTGTCGTTCATCTTCCGAACCATGTAGCTCGACACCTTATGCAGCTTCAGCTGGCCTTTGCAGTCGTAGCCTGTGACCTTGTAGCCCTTGCCTACATGGCGGAGCATCTTCACTTCTTCCTTGGTCAGTGTGACCTCGGCCTTAAACGCCGTTGCTTCGGCCATGAGGTCGCCGTCGATATACAGGTCAGCATACTTGCCGTTCATGACCCGTTTGGCTTCCATACTGTTCATCCGGCTTCACCTCCTCAGATATTGATGGTAATCGTCACGTCTTCCATGGCATCCAGCAGCGATGCCTTGACGGCGATGAACACATTGCTGCCGATATTGGCCAGCTTTATGTCCATATCGGACATGTCTGCCAGTTCCGCCTTGGTGTATTTGCCGTTGGATTCCAGCCATATCTTCGTGGATTCCACATCGATATAGGCTGTGTTCTGGTCCTGTTCCAGCAGCCCTTCCTGGGCCAGCTGGTCAAGATATCCCTGGATGGCCGTCACCAGGAGGCAGCGGTTCGCATAGCTGTTGGCGTACTTCCCGAGGTAATGGTCCTGGGCCGTCGTGCGGATGTCATCGTGCATCATGTCCATCAGGTCCACGAGCTTGATTTTCTGGAAGCTCGTCCCCTTGTCCTGGACGGTGGTCACCAGGGAGTTGATGCCCCGGGCCAGTTTCACCTTTTCACCGTCAAAGAAGAAGAACAGCTTCCCTGCTCCGGCCATGGTGTCCATTTCCTCTTTCGTCCACACATCGCAGCCGATGACTTCCGACAGCGGCGCGTAGGTGCAGGAAATCGTCATGGGCGTCCCGGCGATGATGCCGGCAATGCGGCTGCAGTACTGGGCCGTCGTATAGGTCTTGCTCTTCGTGCGGATGGTCTTGTTGACGAAGTTGATGACCCCTTCCGTATCCGCCGTACAGTCTGGCAGGACGGCCTTGATCATCTTGTCTTTATTGGTACGCATCCCTTTGACCCAGGTGGCGATGGTATCGATGTGCGACGTTCCGATGTCCGGGATGACCAGGTAGTCGAAGCGCTTGTTCTCGATGACCTTCAGGATATCCGTATAGTCCTCGGCTTCACTGCTGATGATTTCGGCGATGACCTTCTTCGGGCTGTTCACATAGCCCCGGAGCGCCAGTTCCAGCTGCTCCCGGTTGCTGTCGGACAGTTCCTTGGGGATGTCATCTGCCGTATACAGATTCACTTCCGTCACCGAAGGCAGGGTCTCTTCCTTCAGGATCATGAGGACAATGCCGCGCTCACTGCGCTCGATGGCACTGATACCTTTTTCCTTGAACACGACATTAATGGATGGCATTTTCATATTTCGTTGTCTCCTTTCCCCGATACCGCTGATGCAGCACTTTCATCCGTTCGGCTGCTTCCGTTTCATCGGCAGAATCATAGTACTGGACGGTCAGCGTCAGCCGGCCGCCGTCGTTGTCGGCACCGATGAGTTCCTCGTTCATCGAGCGGACAGCAAAAAACCTGTCCTGGACGGCAATCCCGTCACGGAACAGGTCTTCTGCAGCAGCCAGCACTTCATAGATGGATGCGCTGGCCGTCTGCTTCTGCGGTATATAGGTGATGTACATATCCGTATCCCGGTACACCTCCTTGCAGCTCTGGGGCGAAGCCACCGTCATCGTCTTCAGGAAAAACGCTGGCGGACGGAACCCTTCCTTCACTTCCTGCAGATACACGGGATACGGGAACCGTTCCTTCAGCTTCTGCTGTATGGCCTGCAGGATGTCGATGTCATGGATCATGTGCCGCCTGCTTTCTTCAGGAGCTTCTTCGCCAGTTTCTCCAGGCCCGGCTGCAATTCCCGGGCTTCAAAGGCCTTGACGGATTTCTCCGTATAATGCTGGCCTTCATAATAGCCAACGGTCCTGCTGCCCGGCGTTTTCTTGACATGGCCGTTATTGAGCAGGTGATGGACCGGGTGCCGGTTGACCAGTTCATAGGTCAGCTCCGAGCCGTTATAGCCTTCCACCTTGTGCTTCCAGCCTTTCTTCAGCTTGCCCGTGCTGCCTTCCGGCGTGTTCTTCACGCACTCCTTCCTGAGCTTGTTGCCAATCGTCACCAGGCCCTTTTCAGCAGTGCCGGGAAACTCTTCAATGACAGAAAGCAGTTTTTCCGAAAGGTCATCCAATCCTTTGACCTCAAAGTCACTTCCGCTCATTGTCCGTCCCCCTCACTTCTTCCGTGCAGTACAGTTCCAGGGCTTCGTGGCGCATGTACGGGTCCACGATGGTGTCGATGTCGTACAGGTGATTCTGGTACTTCACCTTCATGTCGTGAGTAACGCCCGGTCGCCAGCGGATGGTAATCTTGCTGTACTCCGTGTCCGCCTTGCGTTCTATCTCATAGAACACTTTGCCCCGGGCAGGCTCGATGGATGCCCAGCAGCGGTACACCACGACGTCGGTCTGGGTGTCGAAGCCGTATGCATCCGTTGCCGCCTGCTTCCCCAGGATTTCAATCCGTTTGTTCAAAAGCCCGGTCTTCATGGGCATCCCCCTTTCAAAAACAGCTCCGCCGCACCCCGAACAGCAGCCACCGCAGCCGCTTCAGCAGACCGGAATAATCGGCTTCTTCCCGATGCTCGTACAAAAAGGCGGCGGCATATAGGATGGCTTCATGGAACACGACGGGATTCTCTTCGGCATCCGCTTCCTCGCAGCGGGCCAGGTCCAGGCACAAGGCCTGGGCCGTTTCCAGGGAAGACAGGATGACGTCATCATTGGACGTATCACCCTCATCAATCCGCAGATATTCCCTGGCTTCTTCCAGGCTGACCAGCATGGCTTATCCCTTCGCCTTCATCTCCAGGGCCTTGACCGATTCCTTCAGCATCAGCATGCCATCGACGCGCTGGCTTGCGAGGAAGCCAATCTGGCCGTTGGCGGCATACAGTTCGTTGAGACGCTTGAAGGAGCGGTATTCCCGGTCGGCAATCCAGTAGTAGCTGAAATCGCCGAAGAGCATGGGACGGTTGCCGGCCGCCAGTTCCGGGGCAAAGGATGTGCTGTAGCAGGGACGGTTCAGGATGGTATCCGGTGTCCCGGCCGTGACGGACGGCTGCCAGATGTAGTTGCCGTTGTTGTCTTTGATTTTGCGCAGGGCCTTGATTGTAGCGTCGTTCAGAAGCCATACGGCCTTGCGGCGGTACGGGATACGAAGGGAGTGATACAGGTCGATGACATCATCAAAGGTAATAGATGCGCCATTGGCCGTCACGCCCAATTCCGCAGACGGAAATACACCGGTCGGCTTGTTCCTCCCATCGCCGATGAGGAAGGCTTCTTCTTCCTTCGTGCCGATACGGCGGGCGAATTCGCCGGCGATATAGCTTTCCAGGTCGAAGACGCTGTCATTCAGGAGTTCTTCCGACACACGGATAGCCGTCCCCAGCTTGTACGCCCCGATGGACTGCTGGCCGAAGGTATCCTGGCTATCCGGGTAGAGGCCATTCTCTTCCATCCAGGATGCTTCGCCATGTCCCGTCACGACGGGAATCTTGCGGTCGCCGCTGGTATGGATGACCGTCGCCAGGCTGCGGAAGAAGTTCTCTTCCTGAAGCTTGTCGATGAGCTGATGTTCGAATTCATCCGGCACCAGGTAGCCGCCATCGGCATCCGTGCCCACGCTCAGGGCGTTCTGTACATCGATGAAGTTCTTATGGCGGATGCTGTCCCAGAAGGCTTTCTGGTAAGCCATGGATGCACGGCCTTTCTTTTCCGGCACCTGGTTCCTGGCACCGGGCTGTTCCGTGATGGGAGAAGATGTCGGCTGGGCCAGCTGGGCATCGAGCTGCTGCTGGCGTTCCAGGCGGTCGATTTCCTTGCCCAGGTTCACTACATCCGCTTCAATCTTGTCGTACCGGGCCGCGTCCTCTGCCGATACCATGCCGTTCTCATCGCGGGCCGTATCCAGGAAGGCTTTCGCCGCATCCCAGAGGTTCTTGCGCTTCTCGCGCAGTGCTAAAATCGTATCCATTATGCTTGTCCTCCTGTCAATGAATGAGCAATGCCAGCCGCTTTTCGAGATTTGCGGCTGGCACTTTCTGCAAGGGTTTCTTGGGGTTCAGTTTCTGTACAAAGGAATTCGTCACCGTGACCGGACTGTACAGCATGGCTTCCGGCTGCTGTTCCCCGTCTTCCTGGTCAAACAGGATTTCATCGGCAAAGCCCAGTTCCACGGCTTTGCGGGCATTGAGCCAGGTCTCGTCATCCATCATATGAGCAATCTTCGTGCGGGCCAGGCCGCTCTTGATTTCATAGGCATTGATGATGCTTTCCTTGACCTCGCTCAGCATGCCGATGGTCTTTTCCATCTCAGCCTTGTCCCCGTAAGCCATGGTCGCCGGATTGTGGATCATCAGGATGGCCACCGGCGACATGCAGACCTTCGTTCCGGCCATGGCAATGACGGAAGCCGCTGAAGCCGCCAGGCCGTCAATCTTGACGGTGACGTTCCCAGGATAATCCATGAGCATGTTATAAATCTGGGCAGCAGCAAAACAGTCACCGCCCGGGCTGTTGATCCAGAGGGTGATATCGCCGCTACCCGCGTTCAGTTCATCCTTGAACGCCTTCGGGGTCACTTCATCGCCCCACCAGGTCTCGTCCGAAATCTGTCCGTCCAGGTACAGCGTCCGTTCGCTGTCAAAGGCATCGTGGGCAACATTTGTCACCCATCTCCAAAATTTATGTTTCATTCGTTTCTCCCTTCTGGGCAAAGGCCCCGGCGTCCTTGAGCTTGGTCATGCTGCCGTTCACCAGGTACAGGTTGCCGCCTTCCTCATCTGGCACAGGGTTCATGTCTTCCATCTCCCGGATATCGTTGGCGGACAGCCAGCCGTTCTGCCGACCGATGCTGTACCCGGTCATGCGGCTCTCGTAGTCGCCGCGCAAGAGGCCGTTCACGTTGAACTTCAGGAAATACTGCTTTTTCTCTTCCGGCAGGAACAGGGCTTTCTGCATGGCCTGCTCCCAGCGGATAACCCATGGGTCCAGAGTGTATTTCACAAATTCCATGGACTGTTGCTCGATGTTATTGAAGGAACTTTTCTCCAGGTCGCCAATCATGTGTGGCGGGATGCGGTAGAGCCGGGCAATCTCATCGAGCTGGAACTTCCGCGTTTCCAGGAACTGTGCTTCTTCCGGCGGGATGCCGATCTGCTGGTACTTCATGTAGAGTAGGCAAGTGCCGCCGTGCATTGTTTCCAATGTCGGTTTGCACAAGCCTCTCCCCAAACCGTGCTTACACCTCTCGATGTACACGGCTTTCCATTTACACTATGACGAATGATGGATTTTCTTATGGCATTCTTTACAAACAACAAGTGTTTTCCGCTTTCTTGCAATCATCGCCATTTCCCATTGCTCCTTACCTTTGAGGTTTTTCATCTTGTTGATGTGATGAATTTCAAAAGCAATGCCATCACCTTCCGCACCGCATAATTCACATTTACAAGCCTTCAACCTGGCTTCAAGAGAATTTCTTGTGTTGAAATGGATATGGTTCTTCACCGTATCAATGCTTGGTTCGTCAAAGACAGTTCCTCGTTTGAAGTCCGAGAATTTCACAATCATCATGCGCTTTTTCTCTTTCTTCGTTTTATAAGGAATGCCCCACGACTTTCCGCACTTGAATATCCTCTTTATGCCTGATATTCTGGTTTTATGCTTCTTAGCAAGTGTTTTCAGACAGCTGTATTCCATCAGATAAACGAAATACGTCAGCTTTGAGAAATTACTGGCTATGCAGTAATAATTACAGATTCCACGAGTCTGCGAGTTATAGGTATCTACAATTTCAAGGTCAGTAAGACCCGCCATTGAGTTTCTTTGCCATGGGATGAGTTTGCCGTCCTTACCTTGAATGACAATCTCACGGTCGTACATGAACTTCTCAATCCGCTCCATGGGAATAAGCAATTCCACAGAGTTATTAAGCGTCCGCTGTAAAACCCCATTGGTTTTCCTTTTGGATTCCTGACATCTGCGCACGTTGATGTCATATCCGAGAAAATGAGCATTGCCGGAACTGTGCGTGATTTTTGTTTTCTCGTCAGACAATTCCAGTTTTAATCTTGTTGCCACAAACAACGTAAGCTCCTGCTTTATACGCTCCGCATCCTCACGGCTTCCGCTGACACCGATAATAAAATCATCAGCATAGCGTACATAGGCGATTTTCTTGTCGGAAGCGTCCTTGTATGGCAATCTGCGCTTTTCCACTTCAAGCTTATGAATCTGTTTTAACAGTTCTTTCTTTTCCGCTTCATCAACGCATTCGCCGTAACGCTTTTGCAATTTGACAATTCCTCTCACCTTTTTGCCGTATGCAGGTGTATAGGCATAATCAGCAGGCGCATTAAATTCTTTCTGCATGGCTTCTACTTTCTTGTCCAACTCATGCAGATATATATTTGCAAGAATCGGGGAAAGAATGCCGCCCTGCGGAGTTCCGCTGTATGTCTTGTGGTACTCCCAATTTTCCATGTAGCCCGCTTTCAGAAACTTTCCTATCAGATTTATGAACTTGCTGTCCTTAATCTTCTCAGAAAGCAGATTCAGCAGAACCGTGTGGTCAATGTTGTCAAAGCATCCCTTAATGTCTCCCTCGACAAACCATTTCGTACTGCGGAAAGAACGGCTGATTTCTTTCAGCGCTGAGTGACAGCTTCTATTCGGTCTGAATCCGTGCGAATGAGTACTGAAAACAGGCTCATAGATTACTTCAAGTATCTGCCGTATCGCATCCGGTATCAGTTTGTCTCTGAATGACGGAATACCTAATGGACGCATTTTTCCGTTGCGCTTAGGAATGTAGACACGTTTTACCGCTTTTGGCTCATAGGTTTGGTTTTTCAGTTCATCAATAATCTGATTCACATATTCCTTTCCAAAACCGTCAGCCGTATCATTGTCCACACCCTCAGTTCCTGCGCCCTTGTTTGCGTAAAGGTTCTTGTATGCGGTCATGTAAATATCCTCTCGCAAAAGATACCTATAGAGCCGCGTGTAGATACCGTCTGAATGCTCTTCAGAATTTCTGTACATTCGTTCTAAAATTTCAGATGTTGGTTTCATTGAGGTTTCTCCTCCCTTTCACCTTTCCTTTTAGAGTTGCATAAGCTGCGTTCCTTCGCCATGTAAGAGCTATTAACTCTCTCGGACTACTACGAACGCTCCGTACCCATGGGCGGTATTCAAGTCCTATAGACTATAGCCTTTCGGCATCCGCCTTTAGGGTATCCCCAGTTAGCGTCATTGCTTGGTATGCTCGAATTATCGGTTCCGCTTTAGACTCTTTAACACAGGTTCTCCTGCTCGTGCCGTGACATTCGCAATCATGCCGCCTTTGAAGGATGTAAAGACAGTCAGTCACGGAATGGGTAACAGGCTAATTTCCCAATTCCCCTCGGAAATGGACACTCAAGTCTCACGTTCAGTAGATACCTTAAACCTCATATCCGATTGTTGTGGCGGTTCAGTCGTACCCTTTAGCCTTTGAGTAACTTACCGCTTTCCTGTCGTGCTATGTTCCCGTATCAGCTTTCACTTTGCGGTAAGACAGGTCAACTCACCCATGATTGTGGGTGGTAGTACCAAACACTACTATCAATGACGCCCATCTGGGCGCACGCCTTCTTCCAGCACGGCTACCTTGTGCGCGTTGCCTGTCCCCCGATAGACAGCATTCCAGGAATCCCGGACTCTGCCCGGGTCCTTCAGAACGCCTGGATGCTCCAGTACCCCGCTGGGACTGGCCCCGTTGGCAAAGAAAGACGCACCGTATTCCTCGCAGGCCATGGTCATGCCCACGGCATTGCGGGCCATGGCAATAGGCGAATAGCCGACCAGGCCGTCAAAACCAAGGCCGGGGATATGCAGCACTTCTTCCTTCTGCAGGACCACCTGCCCGTATGGTTTGACATTCGGATTCTCATCACCCGTCTTGGTATACAGATAGAAAATCTGTCCCCGGTCATCCCGGCAGACGGTCATCTTGTCTGGACGCAGCGGATAAAGTCCCTGCACCCGTCCCAAGCGGTCCCGGATGATCTGGGCGTAGGCATTGCCCCAGATGAGTAGATGGCTCATAAGCGTTTCCCGGAAGATGAACGAGGTCATCTCCGGGTTCGGCTCATCATGAAGCAGATGATACAGCGGATGGTCATAGACCCGCTCCTTGCCGCCCGGCGTGTAACGGTACAGCTGTAGCGGCAGAGCTGCCAAGGTTTCCGCCAGGATGCGGACACAGGCATACACCGCCGTTGTCTGCATGGCCGTGAACTCGTTCACCATCTTGCCGCTGGTGGAAGGCCCGAACAGATAACGGAAATCCGTGCTGATGTAATAGTTCTGAGGCTTGTCCCGAGTACGGAACAGGCTGGATAAAAATGGGATATGCATGAAAACCTCCTGAAAAGGGATACTTAACCTAGTAATTGATAGTTTACAAACACGTTTTATTATTGGTAAACTATTTTCATAATAGTAAATCTCAGAAAGGAAATGAGCACTCATGGGCAGAATAACTATTGAAAAAAATACGGTGCAAGAAACATTAATCATTCCCCTCTATGCCAGGAAACTTGGCAATGAACTCTTCCCTCACATTCTCCTAGACCCTTATGCGGATGACGTAATCAGACATCTGAATTACGATTTTTCTACGCTTGATAAAAAGAAAGGTTCTTTTGTTTGGAAGTTTGGTGCCTTAGAAGGTATTCTTCGAAGCAAAGCTATTCTTTATGAGATGCAAGACTATCTATCTTCCCATCCAGATGCGGCTGTTGTGAATATGGGATGCGGATTAGATCAGACCCCTCGCTTAGGAGATAACGGAAGAATGAATCTATACAATATCGACAGGAAAGACATTATTTCCATACGAAATTCGCTTCTTCCCCCTATTGGCCGAGAAATCAATATCGCGGCTGATTTAAATGATGATACTTGGACTCAATACATTGATGTAGTTCAAGGAGTTTTCCTGTTTGCAGCCGGAGTGTTTATGTATCTCAGAGAAAAAGAGGTACATCAACTTATTCTGAGGCTAAAGGGTGCCTTTCCCCACGGTTGCCTCGTATTTGATACTATCGGCAGCTTCGGTATAAAGGTACTGATGAAGAGAACATTGAAAACAATGGGAATACATGGCATAAAGGGAATGTTCTACTGCAATAACCCACTTCATGACCTAAGATTGGACGACGACATTAAGGTATCTGTACGAAAATACCTGACAGGCTATGTAGACCTGAAAAAGGAAGGCATCTCTCCACTTTTAAGGGAAATGGCGTATCTTTTCGATTGGGTGTTCAGAATGAACATCTGCCAAATCACCTGGTAATAAAAATCAAAAAGCAATAACACCCCGTTCGTCATAGACACTGCCGCTGCCTATTCCGTTGCGGATGCAGCGGTCCAGTGCCATGATAGACGCCACAATTCCGTCGATTTTTTCGACGGATTTTTCTTTGTCCGGCTTGATGTTCCCCGCCGGATCCTGCCGCATGACGACGTTGCCGGCCATCCATTTGAGGACGGGATTGCCGCCATGGAGGATGTTCCCTTCCATCAAGAGCTTGAACAGCTCCTTCGACGGTGGCGACATATCCTTGAATCCCTGGCCGAAAGGCACCATGGTAAAGCCCATGTCTTCCAGGTTCTGCACCATCTGGGTGGCGTTCCACCTGTCGTAAGCGATTTCCCGGATGTTATAGGTTTCTCCTAAACGTTCGATGAACTTCTCGATGAAACCATAATGGATGACGTTCCCTTTCGTTGTCTGGATGAAGCCCTGCTTCTGCCAGACGTCGTATAGGACATGGTCCCGGTGGCACCGCAGTTCCAGCGTGTCTTCCGGCAGCCAGAAGAAAGGAAGCAGGATGTATTTCTCGTCATCGCTCCGTGGCGGGAAAGCCAGAACCAGGGCCGTGATATCCGACGTACTGGACAAGTCCAGCCCGCCGTAGCACATCCGCCCCCGCAGGGAATCCCGGTCAATGGGAAGGCTCCCCTTGTCATAGACCTGTTCCGGTATCCAGCGGATGCTGGCCGAAGTCCAGATATTGAGCCGGAGCTGCTTGAAGACATTCTCTTCCGCCGGATTTTCGACGGCATTCCGATACGCTTCCCGGACGCGGTCGATTTGTATGGTATGGCCCAGGGACGGGTTCGCCTTGTACCAGTTCGCTTCATCCGTCCAGTCTTCCTCATGTTCCAGCCCATAGACCACCGGGTAAAAGGTGGCATCCTTCTTCCGACCCGCCATCAGGTCCAGGGCCTTGGTATGCAGTTCGTAACAGATGCTGTTCTTGTCATTGCCCGCTGTGGTGATGATGAAAAAGAGCGGCTGCTCCCTTGCATCACCAGAGCCTTTGGTCAGGACATCGTAGAGTTTCCGGTTCGGCTGGGCATGGATTTCATCAAAGACCAGGCCGGATACATTGAGTCCGTGCTTGGTTCCTGTTTCCGCTGACAATACCTGATAGAACCCGGCATTGCGGTAGTTGATGATCCGCTTCCCGGCCGACCGTATCTTGGAACGGCGCATCAGGGCTGGACTCATCTCGACCATCTGCCGTGCCACATCAAAGACGATGGATGCCTGGTTGCGGTCACAGGCCGCACCATACACTTCGGCACTCGGTTCGTTATCGGCGTACAAAAGATAAAGAGCTATAGCCGCCGCCAGCTCGCTGTTATGCGTCTTCACCATCGTCCGCCCCGCCAGATAGCAATGGCTCGGGCTGTCCACCTGGATGCACTGCATGGGAACCTTATCATCCAGCGGCTTGATTTCTTTCAGATAATGAAAACAGGAACGCGTCTTTTTTTCGCGTTCCCGTCTGCGGATGCTTTTTCTATGAAGTTTGCTGACCGGCTGATCCGTAAAGGCGGTGAACCGTATCTGATACAAAGTCTCGCCTGTTGGTTTCCCATAGCGGGTCGAAGGGCATGACGTCATGGCGTTCTTGATGCCAAGGCTCCACAACAGTTCCTGCACTGATTCTACTAATTCTTGAATGGTGCTGACGTATACGCCCTGCCCTTTCCGTGTTCCGATGCAGCCATCGGAATCCATCAGTCCCTGCAGCAAGGCCCATCGCTGCGTTTCGGAAGCCCTGAGGTATTCCGGCCGGATGACCTTATCCCGGAAGTTTTTCACCAGGATAGATTTCAATGCCTTATACACCAGGATTTCGCTGCCGCCGCAGGTCTGTGGATAGCGGTTATGCAGCGGGTACGGAATCAGCGGAATCAGGTCTTCCACATCACTGTCACGCACCGTGATTTCCGGTTTTGTTGCAGAACCGTTTCCCAACCAGTAGCCATATAAATAAGGATCTAACGGAAGGTTCCTTTCCGGAAGGTGTAATAGCTGGTTGACGGGAATCCGGATAAGCGAGCGGTTATCTTTGGATTTTTCCCTGTACTGTTTCGTGCGGCGGTAAATCTCGCCGGTTGTCCATTGCTTTTCCCGCGTCTTTCCATAAGTATATTCCACATCCCACAGATGACGTTCACCGGCCACAATCCGTCCTCCATCCCGGAAAACCAGTTCATAGGCTTGTTCGGTATCATCTACCGGGCTTTTGGCGACAACATGGCAGGGCTTTCCCTGCTCGTCAAAGACCCTGTCGCCGACTTTTAAATCGGCCATGGTTTTCCATCCTTCCGGCGTGGGAATGGGTGTATCCAGTGCGAGCTGTTTCCCGTTCTTCTTTGGAATCTCTATATAAGCCGTCAGGAACTGCCGTTTCCCGTTTTCCTTGACGATGCCGAAGAGATCACGCACAATCTGTTCCTGCCACGGCAGGAGCAGGAACGGCTGCCCGGCCCATTTGCCTTTGGTATGACGGAGATGCTCGATGAAGGCAACCGCCCTGTCGGCCTTGTCCTTGTCGTAATGGGAATCTGGCAGCATGAACGCTGACGGCTTATATACAAATGCCAAACTTGTCACCCCCTTAACAGCAGTTCCATTTCATCCGTTTCTTTTTCTGCCCCGTTCTCTTCCCCAATCATGCGGCTCCGGGCTGACGGGGTCAGGCCAAACTGCTCACAGAATTTCAGCATGATCTTGAGGTTCGTCTGGGCAATGGATACCTGCGGTACCTGCTGCAGGTATCCGTTCGGCGTCCGCACCATATCCCCATGCTGGGTGATGAACTCTTCCGCTCCTTTCCATCGGGCATATGCCTGGCAGTACCCGGCAAAGGCCATCATATCCAGATTGGTCAGCATCCCCATCTCAGCGAGGACTTTCCCCAGCCGCTTCCATTCTTTCTTGGCATCGTATTCCAGCCAGTCCGGGCAGCGAGGGAGCCGTCCCTTTGGCATGGGTTCCTTCTTATTGAGGGGACGATGGCCGGGATTGCCTTCCAGCACCTTGAGCGCCGTCGGCTTCGGTTTTCTTCCTCGTACAGCCAATGGCGCTCACCTCCCAATAAAAAAGCCCTCGCGGGCTGTACGACAGAGGGGACCGCATCTGCGTTCCCCTCTGGTTCTCTTTTTTAATTCTTCATGACCCATTCGATGGCGTGGCCATTGTCTTCGAATAGTTCGACGCTGACTGCCTATCCGATATTTATGCATCTTATTCGATGACTTCCCATTCATCAGCTCCGGGGATCAGCCCGAGACTGCTGCCTGTATCCCACTGTACATGGATGGTCCCGGCATCATCGACGAACTGGACGGTGCCTTCTGTTCCCCTGGGCGGGGCCTGCCTGTCATCCATGGAGATAAGCCGCACCCGCGTTCCTTCCATCCGTTCCCGGCTGTGCCGCAGCCCGGCCCGCAGGACGGACAGGTCGAAACCGAATTTGCGGTAATCCCGCTCCATGTTCTGGTAGTACCAGTCTTCCGGGATGCCGAACCGCCGGTCTTCGTGCATGATGTACACAAGACCGCTGAGGATGCCATCATCTGTTTCCACATCCACTTCTTTTTTGTAGTAGAACCGCGGGAAACCTTCATAGGCATCGAGCCGCCGTTCATCCGCCGGAGAAATGCACCAGAAAACAACCGGCACGAAGGCATCCGCCTTCTTCTCGATCGTGGCGTAACATCCTGTCAGGGAACCTTTGAAGAGGAGTTCATAGCCCCGGATTCGGCCCGTCCCTGAAAGAACGGCGTCAGGACACCGTCTTGCCATCTGTACTTCACTCATGTTGCTGCCGTAGGCAATGTAGATACTTTGTTTCATCGCTCTCATCCTTTCTGAAGGGATTGCCCTTCTACTACCCCAAGGGCAGCCGAAGCTGCCCGTAAGGCTATCCCCTTCAAGCGGCGGCATTGCGCCATGCGGAATTGCCCGTGAGGTGTTTCAGGAAGTGGAACCGGCAGGTCTTGAACTCGTCACCGATGAGTCCGAGCCGGAGCATCCAGCACCGGAAAGCGTATTTCTCATTGTCCGTCTCGGACTTCCGGGCCGAGGCTTTCTTCTGGGCCAGGGCCTGATGAGCGACGGCCAGGCAGAACTGAATGTATGCCTTGATTTCTCCGGCGTGGAGCGTCCCGTTGAAAAGCCGGAACTCGACGGTCCCTTTGGTGAAGGTGGCATGCAGGTTCAGCCCGTGGTAGCGGGTGCTGTTGTAATGATGGTTCCGTCCGTAGGGTGCTTCCTGATACCAGAGGTCGGCGATGCCGTCCAGCGTGTCCGGCTTTTTCCGATTGAGGTCCTTCAGGAAGGTGGTGTTCGTTTTCCGGCAGTACCGGCTTTCCCGCGAGGGGTTGATCTGAAGGGCGCGGTAAATCATGTTTTCCTTGCTCGCCATAATGTTCACCAGGTTCCGCAGTGTCTTTGCCGTGAAGCGTTCGGCCCCGACGTGGATGTGGATGCCGCAGGATTTATTGGCAAAGGCCCCGGCCTTGCGTAGCATCCGCACCAATTCCAGCAGCTTCGGGATGTCTTCGTAGGAAAGAATGGGGCTGACCACTTCCGTGCGGTAGAAGCTGGAAGCATCTGTAATGTTTCCGTTCACCTTCTTCTGTGGAACCAGGCTGGAGTCGTTCATGGCTTTCCATTTCCGTCCTTGTTCATCCCTTGCGGTGTAGGTATCGTAGGCTCCGCCTTCATGCCGACTTTCCGTCCCGAAGAAGCGGGCCATGAGGCTGGCGGCCCGGCTTCTCGTAATCCCTGTCATTTCCATTTCGATGCCAAAGTGCAGTGTTTTCATAATCCTCTCTGTCCTTTCTATGTGTGCGTGTGTTCTTTTGGTACACTATATATCACTCTAAAGGCACACAATAGCAAGTCATTTTGAGAATTATTATGAATTAAATCGAAAATTTATGGGTTCTGATGCCGGCGTTCCTTCTGCTTTCTGGCATGAGCCTTGGTTTCTTCTTCCGTGCGGAAGGCACTCCATCCCTTCAGGCCTTTCAGCAGGGCCATGCGCGATTCGTGGCTGGCCTTGCTCCCCATGCCGATGCGCAGGAGCCACATCCGCAGGTAGTATTTCTCGTTTTCCGGCTTCCGTGTGGCGGGCTGGACCCGTTTCGCCTTTTTCGCCGCGCTGACCATGAAAGCCGCCAGTTCAATTAGGGCGCGGTTCTTCACAGCATTGCCGGTCGCGGCGAAACAGAATGTCACCGTATCTGCGGCAATCAGGAAACCCCGTCCTTCCTTGCTGTAGTTCTGATAGATGGCAAAGAAGGACGTCCTGTCTGTACCGGGTTCTTCTTTCAGGTCTTCCACCAACCTGTCCGGCACATGGATGTTTTCGTGCCCCGCGGCCCGGTTCAGCAGGTACTGCTGGGCATGAAGCATGAAGACCAGGTTGCGTAGCTGCGCACCGTCCATGCCATTAATGGGGACCTTGATTTCCATCCTGTCCGGCTCCGTCTGCGGCAGTGCTTCCGATTCTGGCGTTTCATCCTGCTGTGTCGGTTCTTGCGTTACTTCGGTTTTTGTTCCTTCTTCCGGTTCCGGCTGCGGAAGTATTCCGGCTTCCTGCAGGAAAGCCGTGATGGCAGCTTCTGTCTTTTCATCATCGCATTCGATATCGCCGCTGCGAAGGATGCGGAAGCCCTGCCCTTCGTAGGCAAAGGCCGGCGTCCCGGTGTAATGAAGCTTTTCGTTATGGTTGAAAGGAATCAGCCGTCTGGCCAGTTCCTTGCGGTCGTTCAGGTTCGTCTGGATTGTCATGGTCTATGTACCTCCTTGTTTTGCTAGTACATATATCACTCTGAACGCCGATAATAGCAAGTCATTCTTGCACTTTATCATAAGTAATTTTCTCATTCCCACGCAGTATAAACACGCCTTCACTCCCGCACTCGCTGATATACCGCTTCACGATGACATCGACGAACTTCTCGTCCAGCTCGATGCCATAACAGATGCGGTCTGTCTGTTGGCAGGCCATGAGCGTGGAGCCGGAGCCGAGGAACGGGTCCAGGACAATGCAGTGGCTCATGGACGAGTTCTGTATAGGATAGGCCATGAGCGCCACGGGCTTCATGGTCGGATGTTCCTTACTGGCTTTCGGACGGTCATATTCCCAGATGGTTGTCTGCTTGCGGTCGGAATACCACTGGTGTTTCCCGTTCAGCTTCCAGCCGAACAGGCACGGCTCGTGCTGCCACTGGTACGGACTGCGGCCCAGGACCAGGGCGTTCTTTTTCCAGATGCAGCAGCCGGACAGGTAGAAGCCTGCGTCCTTGAAGGCCTTGCGGAAGTTCAGCCCCTGCGTATCGGCGTGGAACACATAGATGGATGCATCCCGTTCCATGTTCTGCTCCATGTTGACGAAAGCGCTGAACAGGAACTGATAAAATTTATCGTCCGGCATATTGTCGTTCTTGATTTTCCCGGCCGTTTCTTCCACATCCACATTGTACGGAGGATCCGTCAGCACCAGATTTGCTTTCTTGCCGTCCATCAGCCGTGTGTAGGTTTCCGGCAGCGTGGCATCGCCGCAGATGACACGGTGTTCCCCCAGGAGCCAGATATCCCCTGCCTTGGCCATAGCCGGCTGTTCCAGTTCTCCGTCCACATCGAAATCATCTTCTTTCACCTTCTTATTGTGGACTTTGGAAAAGAGCTGCTCCACTTCCGGTGCTTCGAAACCCGTCAGGTCTACATTGAAATCAACGCTCTGCAAATCCACGATGAGGTCGGCCAGGAGCTGTTCGTTCCAGGCGCCGGTGATTTTATTGAGCGCGATATTGAGGGCCTTGACCTTGTGTTCGTCTTCGATATGGACAACCACGCACTGGACTTCTTCATAGCCCAGTTCTTTCAGCACTGTCAGGCGCTGATGCCCGCCGATGACGGTCATGTCGTAGTTGGCAATGACGGGTTCTACATAACCGAACTCCTGGATGGAATGCTTAATTTTTTCATATTCCTTGTCGCCGGGCTTCAGCTGCTTCCTGGGGTTATATGACGCAGGCTTCAGCTGGCCGATGGGCAGGACTTTCCATTCCATATCCGATGTCTTCATACACTGTTTCCTTTCTGGATGCCGCGGCGATGGCGGCTCCGTATCCGTTTAGATGATGCCAGCGGCAATAATTCCGTACGCTGTCCCGTGACAGCTTCGTTTCCCGGGCGATGGCCTTGTATCCCATCCCCTGTTTCCGCATGGTTTCAATCTGCCTGCGCTGGCAGTCATTCATGAAGGCTCCCTTCTTCCTGGCAATAAAAAAGCCCCGGGCCAGAAGCCTGGAGCTGTCTGATATTCGGTTAAAGACCGTCCTTATATCCCCCCTTATGAATTTCGCGGTTTTTCCCATTTGAGGGGGCGGCGGTCATGGACGGAAGGGCTGCAGAGATTTGCATCCCCCCCCGCCCCGCTTGTCTTTCAGTACCTGTACTCGATGTCCCGGTCTTCGGTCATCGTCTTATGGTCATGGCAGCTCTTGCAAAGGGGCTGCCAGTTCTTCTCATCCCAGAACAAATCCGGGTCGCCGCGGTGCGGCTTGATATGATCCACAACGGTTGCCGGGACAAGCCGTCCTTTTTCCTTGCAGCGAACACACCAGGGATGACGTTTCAGGAAAAACATCCTGGCTTTCTGCCATTCTCTCCCGTAGCCACGCAGCACTGCACTCTTCCGTTCGCTCCGGCACTGCCGTTCATGTTCATCACAATACTTTCTTCCATACGGCACCAGCTTTGGGCATCCCGGATATCTGCACGGTGTCTGCGGTCTTCTTGGCATTCGTATCATCTCCGGCATCAAAAAAGGACCGATGGCGTTCAAGCCTCGGTCCTTCATTCTTTTTTTGCTGATTATAGTATATCTTACAGAAGCCAGTGACATCAAGTGCTGCTTTAGTGACATTCAGTGACATTCCCCAGGAATCTCGATGTGTTTCAGGGCTTCGTCATGCAGGCGGTACACCTGGCGGATATGAAGTCCGAGGGCATCGGCAATGGATGCCCAGTCTTTGAAGGCCAGGTAGCGGAGTTCCAGGACAACCCGTTCCCGGGCATCCGGCACCCGGCTGATGGCCTTCGTGATGTCTGCCTTGAGTTCGACCAAGCCATCGATGGCTTCATCCACTTCCTGTTCCATATCCATCATGCGAGCGATGGTTTCTTCCAGACGGTGCGGGTTGGGGGTCCCGCTCGGTGGCACCGGGCTGAGTGTCGATGACGCCTTGATGGCCAGCTGCCGCAAGGCGGATACCTGCTCCAGCTTGCTGTCTATCTGTATGTTGATGTTCCGTGCCTGTTCCAGGTACGCTTTGGCTTTCATACGCTTTTCTTCTCCTTCCAAGTCCTGCTTCATAGTATACCCCCATTTTCCGTTTCCGTCATGCCCAGGTCAGCTTTCACCGCCTCGATCAGTGCGGCCTGAGTTCCGTCTTTGTGTTCCAAGACTTTCAGGATGCGTTCATCAATCGTGTCCTTGGCTACGATGTGCTGTATGATGACCGTCTTGTCCGCCTGCCCCTGCCGCCAGAGCCGGGCGTTGGTCTGCTGGTACAGCTCCAGGCTCCAGGTCAGGCCGAACCAGACCAGGATGGAACCGCCCTGCTGCAGGTTCAGGCCGTGTCCGGCAGAGGCTGGATGGATAAGCGCCACGGGAATCTTTCCTGCGTTCCAGTCGGCGAAGTCCTGCGGCTCCTTCAGTTCCCGGGCTTCCATCCGCTGCTGGATGCGGTCTTTATCGTGCTTGAACCAATAGGCCACCAGGACCGGTTTCCCGTTGGCGCTTTCCACCAGGTCTTCCAGGGCATCCAGCTTCCGGTCATGGGTGGTCACCACATCCTTGTCATCTGTATAAATGGCGCCGTTCGCCATCTGTGAAAGCTTCAAGGTAAGCGACGCAGCATTGGCGGCTGTGATTTCGCCGCCTGGAAGCTCCAGCACCAGGGACTTCTTCAGTTCGTCATACCGTTTCTTTTCCTTACCGCTCAACCGGACTTCCTTCGCTACGCTCACCAGCTCCGGCATTTTCAAGTAATCGGTCGCCTTCATGGACACGGTGATGTCGGCAATCTGGTGATAGATGGCTTCTTCCGCTCCCGGCAGGGGTTTGTAGGAATACACCACCATGCCGTTGCGCTTATCCGGCTGGAAGTACAGGTTGCGGTACTGGCTGATATATCTCCCCAGCCGCTTTCCCATATCCAGGATACGGAACTCGGCCCAAAGGTCCATCAGTCCGTTGCCGCTGGGCGTTCCCGTAAGGCCGACGATGCGTTTCACTCTAAGGCGCAAGGCCTTCATGGCCCGGAACCGCTTCGACTGGTAGTTCTTGAAACTCGACAGTTCGTCCAGGACGACCATATCGAAATCAAGGCGGCTGTTCTGATAGAGCCAGGCCAGGTTCTCGCGGTTCACGATATAGATATCCGCATCCTGCTGCAAGGCCCGCCGCCGTTCTGCCACGCTGCCGACCACGACGGAACAGGTAAGGCATTTCAAATGGTCCCACTTCTTGATTTCATCCGGCCAGGTGTCTCTCGCCACCCGCAGCGGAGCGACCACCAGCACCCGCTGTACTTCAAAGGTGTCATACATCAAGTCCCGGATGGCCGTCAGCGTCGTCACCGTCTTGCCAAGGCCCATGTCCAGGAACAGGGCCGTAACGGGATGGGACTTGATATATTCGATGGCGTATTTCTGATATTCATGCGGCATGAACTTCATGCACCTCCGCCCCCTTTCCCATCGGGCGTGTGGGCGATGGCATTCAGGACAGCGGGGATGTCCTCCATGGCATCCAGAACGAAAACCTGGCAGCCCAGTCTCCGCAGCATAGCATGCCGCTTCAGCTGCAGCGGCCTCGGCTTCTGCCCCGGCGCCTTCACTTCCACGAAGCCCATCTTCCCGTCACCCAATAGGACCAAGCGGTCCGGCATGCCTGAAAACGATGGCGAAACAAACTTCACTGCCATACCGCCTGCCTTCCTGGTTTCCATCACCAGATGATGTTCTATCTCTTTTTCCCGCATCGGTATCACCTCTTTTTTACAGGGGTGCAGGTCGTTGAAGGTCGTTCCGCAAACTTTCCTTAAAGGCATTTTTTCTATTTTTCAGCCCTAAAGGGAGTTTATGGATAGACCTGCACCGACCTGCACCCTTCCCTTTTCTCACAAGAAATCTGTGACTTTCAGTTTCAATCCGTAAATGAAATACCCTGCTTTCCGCTTGCGCCTGTCGAACCCGGCTTTCTCCAGGGCTCCATAGAAATCCGTCGTGCTGCGGGTATACTCATTCATCTGCTGGCAGTACAAGCGGTAGGCCGTATAAAGAGCCCCGGACTTTTCCTGGCATGATGGATTCACATCGCAGCATTCTTCCAGGAAATGGCGGAGCCAGTCATTCTGCCCGCGGTATTCCTGGATAGCATCCCGCACACATTTCGGCATGGTCAGATGGTACTCGCTGGCAATGACCTTCTCCGCCCCTTCGATGATCCAGCGCAGGATAGCAGGTCCCGCTGTCTCCACCAGATAATCCGCATAATTCTTGATTTCGCCATGGCCTTCAAACTGCGCCTTGAAGGGGATGACGATAAGCCGGCGCCATGTCCCTTCATCACTGGCCCCGACGCGTGGCAGATGGTTGGTGTACAGGACCAGCGTATGGGTCGGTACAAAGTTAAACGGCGTCTTGTATTTCTTTTCGGCGCCGACTTCATCCGTAGAGCAGAGCTGCTTCAGGACGGAAGTGGAAAGCCGGACACCTTCTTCCATCTCGGCCGCGATGACCATGCGCTTGCCCTTGAGTTCCGCCATTTCCGGCTTGATGTTCCGCTTGCAGTTCGCCGTCAGGGCATCGGCAGAAATGCCGCCGCAATAACTCCCCAGCACCCGGGCGATGGAGTTCCAGTACGTAGATTTCCCATTCCGTCCATCACCATAGGCAATGACCAGGGCTTCCACATACACCTTGCCAATGGCCATGAGTCCGCAGATTTCCTGGGCGTAATCAATCAGCTCCTGGTCGCCTGTGAAAAACTCGCCCAGGGCCTGCTGCCAGACCGCTTCCCCTTCCTCTCCTGGATCGACAGCGGTACATTTGGTAATATAATCTTCCGGACGGTGATTCCGCCTGCCCGCCATCCCCTGCCGCAGGTCATACGTAAACGAAGGCGTGTTGAGCAGGAATTCATCCGCATCCAGGGCCTGGATGGGAATGAGCAGCATCGGCTTCAGGGCCTGCAGGGCCGAAATGATATAGCGCATGTCCCGCCGCTTCATGACAAAGGCATGATATGCCAAAGTCGCCTGGTAGGACTGGAAGGCTTTCTGCTGACTGCCTTCGATGACTTTCTCCAGCATCCGGCCGCCCTTATCGATGAGTTCTGCCGCAACACCCATTTCCTGCAGCGCTTTTCTGCCAGCTTCCATCTGGTCCCTGGCATCTGCCAGCTGCAGTTCCAGGAATTCTTCTACCGCGCCGATAGCTTCCTGATGGGATTCAGCCCAATAGATGCCGTTGTACCGGAGGAAATCGGTACTTTCCGTATACCGCAGCTCATCGCCATATTCCCGTTTCAGCACTTTGGCCTGGCCGATATCCGAGTAGTCTTCCGGCTTGAGGCTGCCCCGGCTGGCAAAATCGTTATTGTACTGTTCCGGACTGACGTACCCTTCCTGTCTGGCAATGCGTTCACCAAAACGCACAGCGCTCTGCCAGATTTTATTGAGTTCTGCATCAGAAAGCGGCGGGTCGCATTTTTCGGCTTCCTCAAGGAAAATAGAGTATGCCCGCTCGGTCGCTCCGTAGCGTTTGATGACCCGGCCGGCAAAGCGGCTCATGGTATTATTGCGCTGTCCCTGGGGAATGCTGTGTGATGCGGCTTCCCGTGCCTTCAGCACCTGGTCGATTGTCATTTTCCCATCCTGCCACAGCACCTTCTCAGCCGGGCAGCCGTAGATGAAACGGGCTGCATCCAGGGCCGCTTCATCGAAAAAAGGATATGCGTGATAAACAGCCCGCTTCAGCTCTGTATAGCACGGTTCATCGGTAATCCTGGGAATCTCGAAATAGACATGGAAGCGCGGCCTGGCACACTTCCCGTCTTTGGGCTTCATGTGATTCCGTGACGGGACGATGGCCACCGGGACATCCGGCATCATGGCCAGGAATTTCTCCATGGTCATCCATTCAGCAGGATTTTCCGTATGCGAATTATCGCAGTCCATGACCAGGACATCCGATGAGAGAAAGTTCTCCCGTTTCCGGTAATCATTTTTGAATGCCACACAGACATGGTCAAACGCAGCCGCTGCTTCAAGGTCTTTGGCACAGCTGATTTTCCGCTGTTCCGGATAACGGCAATTGGCTTCTGCCCCCGTAAGAGCAGCCGTATAAAGGGTAAATTCCATAATCCTTAAACCTCCTTGATATACCGGACAGGCTTCCTTTTGTGTCTGGCATACTCGATTTCTTTCTGCATCCCGTCCGAGGTGACATCGCCGAACACCCAGAGTTCCGCACACTTGGACAGAAGGGCGATATCCATGAAAAGGGCTAGGTCCCGCTCCGTCTTTTCATCCAGGAACTGGGGCAGGTACAGATGCGGGGCCAGCGGAATGCCTCCCTGGTCTGTCACATAGCGGCAGTATTTCCTCGCCCTGGCTGTATTGGCATCCACATTCCCGGCATAGGGCGAGCAGACATACACCACGGGCCGGAACGGGAACCTTGGAGGTTCCGCATTCCGGATGGCCTGATAGGCTGTGGGGTCGGGATAATGTTCGGCGTTACGCTTCGGGTTCATCTCCATCGCGCACCTCCATCAGTTCCCGGGAACAGTCTTCACACAGGACCGCTGTCCCGAACAGGTCGCCCTTCCCATCGCCCAGGACTTCCTCCAGATCCACCAGGATTTCTCTGCCACAAACCGGGCAGCGGCAGAATACATTCTCATCGTTGATTTCAACCGTGACTTCCATGGCATCATGAATCGGTTCCTTGACGTAAAACATGCTTCATCCCTCCAGTTCCGTCTTGTAATAGGTCATGAGCATCTGTTTGCGCTGCTGGAAATTCGGGCAGGAATACAGCAGGCCGTAATCCAGGTGCTGCAGCCGGTCCAGAGCATGGATCTGCCGCGCGGTCAGATAAGGGCGGATGCTCTGCCCTTTTTCGATGCCGTTGGCCAGCCGGAACTGCTTGGCAGACATGCCGAGAACGATGCGGTTCAACATGTCGCATTCGTTGCTGAAGTGGTACGGCTTCGGGTTTTCATGCAGGCGGCAGATCATATCCGTCAGCATCGGGAATTCCTGCCGGGCAGATAGGAGCGACCGGACACATTGTTCCATCTCGTTGAAACGCCGGATGTAGAGTTCCTTGAAGTGCATCGCCTTCGGGCCTGTGTAGCCCATGACCAGCATCGTGAAGCCATCACGAGTCAGCAGGTAACGCGGCAGTTTTCTGCCTGTGGCATCACAATATGTACTGGACTCAAAGTTGGATGCAATGAATGTTTCACTCAATCCAGATTTGGATTGAGTGATTTTTGCGATATCACGCAGAACATGGAAATGCTGTTTATCAAAAACATCAGCGACAAACAGGCTGTCAACCCTTGGCACACCTCCCTGATCAGCAAACACGCCAAGCTCATCTTCCGGAATTAAAAATTTCATAGCGGATTCCACCTTTCGTTAAAATTTCCGAGGAACTCGTCCTCTATCAGTAACAGGACAGAATCCGCTGCTTTAAGTACCTCCGTTTCAATCTTTCTGATAAAATTCACATTCGTATCCGTCTGCCCGGAGCAACAATCCTTCAGCCCACGGCGGTGTCCGGCCCATCTGCTCGCAGATGGCATCGACGCTGGCATCACGGCTGCATTCGATGATCAGTTCATCATGGACATGGCCGACGATGGCACAGCACCGCAACGTCTGCATGGCATAACAGAGGATGTCCCGGCTGATACCCTGGACGATATTTTCCACGAACTTCGGGCCGTAGCTCTCTAGCCGTTCCCACTTCTTCGTTGCGCCGATGCCTTCATAGGTGACGGATTCCCCGCCGAAGCGGTTCTCGCCAATCCGGGGTTTTACGTAGGAAAGCCGCCGTCCGCCAGGGAGCTGGATGAACAGCATACCGCTCTGATGCAGGAAGCGGATGCAGCCGACCCGCATGGGGATATGTTCCTTGATGGCTGTCTTCACGGCGGCGTCCACCCGCCACCAGAAATCGACAATGTGCGGATTGGCCGACCGCCAGGACTGAACCAAAGGATACAGCTCGTTTTCCGTCAGTCCCATGTCCAGGGCACCCATGGCCTTCAGTGCGCCAACGGAGCCGCCATAGCCAAGGGCCAGTTCTGCGATTTTCCCTTTCTGCCGGAGATGGCCATTGACGCCATGTTTTTCCACGGGAACGCCGAACATGGAGCTGGCCGAAGCACAATAGATATCGCCATTTCGGGCAAAGACGTCCGAGCGCCAGGTTTCTCCTGCTAGCCATGAAAGCACCCTGGCTTCAATGGCCGAAAAATCCGACACGACAAACTTCAGCCCCTGCCGGGGTACAAAGGCCGTACGGATCAGCTGGGAAAGGACATCGGGGATGGAATCGTACAAGAGTTCCAGTGCTTCGTAATTTCCCTGGCGTACCAGTTCCCGGGCTTCCGATAGGTCCGGCAGATGATTTTGGGGCAGATTCTGCAACTGGATATGCCGGCCGGCAAACCGTCCGGTCCGGTTGGCTCCATAAAACTGGAACATGCCCCTAGCCCGACCATCCTCACAAGCCGTCATCTCCATGGCCTGGTATTTCCGGACCGAAGATTTGGCCAGTTTCTGTCGAAGCAACAGTACACTGCGAAGCGGTCCTTCTGCCGTCTTCAGCAGTTCCTGTACCTGCTTTTTGCCCAAGGACTCCGTCTTCATCCCATGCTGTTCTAGCCAGCCGATCATCTGGATGACAGAGTTTGGATTCTCCAGGCCCGTCTTTTCCTTCAGTACAGCCATCAGGCTGTCCCGGCTGCGGGCATCGATGGCGATGGCATTTTCAGCCAGTGTCCGGTCAATGGCGATGCCCCGGTCATTGATTTCCTGGTCGAGATGATATTCATCCCATACCGGTTCCGGGACAGGATACTTCTTCAGCCGCTCCTGAATGGCCATTTCCACTTCCACATCCCGTTTGTTGTAGGACATGAACAGAATCCATTTATCCGGAGCATGCTGAGGAAGGTTCCTTGTCCTGCCGCCATTCACTTTGGTTTCCTTGCAGGGAACGCAGAAATACCGAATCAGGTCTTTGCCTTCCTTCATCTTCTGGCTGTCCAGCTTCAGTACGGCCCCTGCGCCTTCCAGAGAAAGAGGCAGGCCCATATAGGCCGACCAGATCATGGAGCATTTCCATCCCGCCGGATTGAGGAACCTGGCACAGTCCCGGGAAAGCGGATGATGGTCATGGAACGGGTCCAGGCTCATCCCAAAATCACGCAGGTATCGCGACAGGCATACCCGTTCGAAGCTGGCATTGAACGCCCACTTGATGACGGTTTCATCGGTTAGGGCATCCAGGATAGCGTTCGGGATGCTCTCTCCCTGCGCCAGGTCAACGACCTGTACCTCACCACCGTCCACGGCATACCCAAAGAGAAGGATTTCAAAGGCTGGCGATTCTGCGTATTTGTACACGCCGCATTTAGCCAGGTTGACATCGCTGAAGGTTTCAATATCGATACTGATGGTTTTCATACTCTTCACCTCAAAAAAACGGCGAGACACAAGGCCCCGCCGCCGCAATTTACCACTACTTATTTCCGGAAGGATTCCATCTGCTTGCGGTGATATTCTTCTTCCCGTTCTTCCCGGTGCCGGGCCATTTCTTCATCCCGCTGGTCTTTTTTGATATCCGTATAAATCATGGCCACGAAGAATCCGCCGGCGCACAGTGCGACCAGGCAGTACAGGCCGTCCAGAATCAGTCTCATCATAGTTTCCATAATCGAACCTCCTTATGCCAGGAAATCATCATCGTCAGCTGTAGCAAAATCATCTTCTGCACGGGGTTTGCCACCGAGGGGTTCGCCATCACGGATTTTCTGCAGATTGTTCAGTCCGCAGGCAATGCCTTTATTGCCGTTGCTGTTGAAGGCATAGAAGTTGATGGACGCACGGCCATAGACGCCGGAGTAGACTTCAGAGCGTTCTAGGATATGCTGGCAGTCGGCATCGACGATGCCCGGCTTGGTAGCCGAGTTGGCATTGACGAAGAAGTTGTCTTTATAAGCGTCATCGCCCGGGCGTTCCAGGTCGCCGTCACGGAGCGGTGTCTTGATGGCTTCGAGAGCCGGTACGACGCGGCCATTGCCCTTGAGCTTGCTTTCGCCTTCTTCATAGGCAGCCTTGATGGCAGCGCGGATTTTTTCTACGGTCTTCGTATCCGACTTAGGGATGATCAGGCTGACGCTGTACTTCGGCGTACCGCCATTGATGGACTTCGGTTCCCAGACGTTGGCATAAGACCATCTGGTATTGACTCCGGTAATCACTTTGCACGGATTGACATAATTCTTGGACATAACAAGTTCCTCCTTATTTTTCATCATTGAAATCATCTGCCGCGGTGTGCATGGCCGGACGCTTATCCGATTCCGGCACCAGGACCGGCTTGCCCTGCGGCTTTTCCACTAAATCTGACAGCAGTTCTTCGAACCGCTTCTTGCCGAGCTGTTTCGTCATCGCCGTGATGCCGAGCAGCTTCTTTTCATAGGGATTGAAGCCCGCGTCTTCCACTTTGGCGGCGACTGCTTCTTCACTTACGTAGCGGCGGTTCGACCGTCCTTCGACCAGTTTCCATCCGTCCCACTGCTTGCCGGACAAGGCCTGCTGCAAAGCGTATTCTTTGACATCTCCGGCCCAGTTCACCAGTTCATCGGCCTTAGAAAGGACGGCTTCGATTTCTTCATCCTGAAGCGTGGACGGGACGGCAAAATCATACTGAGCCAGTTCCAGGTTATATTCAGCCCTCTTGCGACATGTCGCCTTGATCTTGCAGAAACGGCAATGGTCGCCAGCCTTGTACTCCCCTTCGCCTTTGTCCGCCAGTTCTGCCGCGGGCTTCAGCACCGTTTCGGCCCAGTGGAGCAGTGCTTCCTTGCTCATGGTGCAGGTACTGACGTTGTCCCGGCGGGGCTGGAAGATGGTCATGGACACCTGGCGGATATCATAGATGCCATCGAACAAGTTCAGTGCGCCGAGGGCATAGCACATCATTTGCGGATTCTTCTCGGCATCCACCAGGACTCCCAGGCCGTTCTTGTAATCGATGACCGTCAGGGTATCGTCGGCCACGATGAGGCAGTCGCCTGTTCCGAACCCGCCAGGAACCCACTCGGAAAAGTCCAGCTGCTGTTCAATCATAATCAGCGGGTCCTTGCAGGATGCTTTGGCCGCTGCCAGACATTCCATAACGAACTGCGCATATTCATCAGTGCATTCCGCCATCTCCTCATCAAAGTACGTCAGGGATTTCGTCGGGTCTTCCATCTTCTGCCCCAGAGCTGTCTTCACCTTGAATTCGCAGAGCGTATGGGCATCTGTTCCCTGGCGGGCGAATTCACTGGAGGTATCCGGCAAATTGGCACATTCCTGGGCGGACGGCGGGCAGGCCAACCATCGGTAGCAGGAAGATGCGGACAGCACCGCGTGTTTACCCGGCATGACCGATCACCTCTAGCTCCTTCAGGAACGCTTCATACTGTGCCGCATCAATGCCGGACAGCTTGTCCGCCCCATACTTCTGGATGAGGCTGCGGACTTCTGCTGTGAATCCCTTGCGAGCCTTGTCGGCAGCAACTTTACGGACATCTTCCAGGGTCAGCGGCTCTTCAGCCTTCTCAGATTTTGCTTCTGAAGCTGGCGGATTATCTTCTTTCACCGCCATGGCTTCGGAAATCTTCAGCAGCGCCTTTCCGCAATCGGTCAGGGCTGCTGCCAGTTTCTGCAATTCATCGTTTGTCATACGGATTGACTCCTTTCACATGTCTTTGCATCGATAAGAGATGGATGTTCCTGGCGATACTGCGGGTCGTGGTGCTGATGGCCATCAGCACTGCCGCCAGTTCCCGGTTCATCTTTTGCTGCTGAGCCAGTTTCTCAGGTGTCTGTGTGTGAATCATCTGTCTGCCTCCTTCCTGAAGAGCTTCTTCATTCGCCCTTCACCAGTAATAGGACAACCGCGTTATCGTTAAGTACCGATTTCAAAAAAAATCCGGCCACTTTTTTTTGCAGCCGGATTTTTCCCCATTTAACGGAAGTCTTCGAGGTGTTCCTTTAGGAGTGCATAGAGCTTATGTTTGCGCTTGTTCACCGCTTTCTGGCTCAAGCCGACGGCCTTCCCGGTCGCCGCTTCGCTGGAACCATCGGCAATCATCAGCAGAATGGTCCGGTCGATATCCTGCAGAGCTGCCAGTTCATGGCGCAGTGCTGCCAGCAACTCTTCCTTCACGACTTCTTCCTCTAAGTTGAAGTCGTCAGGCACCTCCAGCTCGTAGTCATTCTGCGCCTTGTCTGCCGATATCTCATCGGCACCATGCCGCTGCTGGCGTTTATCTTCCCGCCAGAGCGGACGCATGAATTCATAGTACTGTTCTTTGGTTGCTGGAATCAGGATAGTACGTACCTTCCGGCAACCGATTTTTGACCAGCGGACTTCACAATCCTTGTACTCCTCGGTGATGACGGTTTCTGGAGTGAGCTCCAGAGGAATGTAATACTGCTTCTGTTTGTTTGTCTGTAGATTGGCCATGCGCGATCTCCTTCGCATAATGCGAAGCGAGAATCCACGCAGGCAGCCTGTCGAAATCGACCATAAGATGCATCCTCGCTTCTATGGCCAACCATCCCAGTAGGCTGACGTGATTAACTTTCCAGACCGTCTCTCGGCTCTGGGCACACCCGCGTCCGGGAGTGAACGTCGAGACAGTTTCTCTTTTGTTTCCCTAATATTAGCAATCTTCAATATATTTTCAGGGAGCAAAAGAAATGGTAAAATGAAGTTAACTTACATCCCTACTATACAAAATGCCCCTCCCTCAAATTAGATATTTTAGGAAACCGTAGGAAAAATAGGAAAACAAGGAGCCCTACCATGTTGTTCAAAGAGGTCATACACGCTATTCGTCCTCATCTCATGAAAGATGCAGAAGTTCCTAGTTTCATGCGTAATCTTATCCAGATGCTCTGCGACATCCCTGAAGATGAATGGTATACAAAAAGAGACCCTTCCTCAGAAGAAAGCTATAAGGATGGATCTCTCAGAAAATTCTATACAAGTAAGCCAACCAAAAAATTGGCAGGAAAAATGTTATCTCGTCTAACACGAGATAATTTCATCGAATCAATACATGATCCAAATCGATCAGATATTGTGCTGGATGGTTTAGCAAAGGACATAACACCATTTGCTGAAGACGTAACCAAAGATAATGTTGGTGAAAAGTTATTCGATCTGTTAAAGCGTGGGCTCGAAGAACTTATTGATCCGGCGTTGGAAAATACGCGACGTGAGCAAGAAGCACACTATAAGTCAAATCAGCTGAAAGGACAATATGGCAGTGGTCTGTTAGATGATTGCAACAGCACCTGCTCTATGCCAGGCTGTTCGCACCATCTCCAAAAATTTGCTGATGACGGAAGAAGCACCCCCGATTATGAGGTTCTTATCATCAATGAAAAGAAAGTACCTTCTTTCTCAAATATCTGTGCCGTTTGTCATGATTGCTTTGAACAGTATATTTTGAAGCATACAGCACACGAACGCAAGGAACTCGAAACAGCAAAAGAACTGCAGATTGAGTCCAGAAAAGCAAGAAGTACAATATCTGATGTAAACATTGATAAAGGCATAAGACGAGTTGTTGAAAGTCTGGTTTATTTAAAGCCAAGTACTTTAACTTCGTTAAATTACGAGCCGACGTTTATTGCAAATAAGATTGATGAAGATGAAAATCTTCTTCTAGCAGAAACCGTAAAAAATTATGTCACAAAATACTTTTTCTATATTAATCAAATCATGCAGAACCTATCACGCCAGAAACAATATTCAGACGAGTTGGTTCGTATCGAAATAAAAACAATTTGTCAGCGCTTGGAAGATAAAGGGCTTTCACAAATTGCAATATATGAAAGTATATCTAAGCAAATTCACCGCATAACAAAACAAAATCTGATTTATTGTAATATTGTTGTCTGTTATTTCATTCAATCCTGCGAGGTATTTCATGATATTACCAAATAAACTTTTTTCATATAATGACAGCATCTTATCCAAGATGCCTTGCATCCTATATAACCTGAATACTCCTAAGACTCCAGTCGAACTTCTGCATCTATGCAGAGCCATCAAGGGGCCTGTAGAACTCGTTGATGTTCTGGATTGTCTATACGCCCTCAAAAAAATTACATTAAATGAAAAGGGAGAAATAGAAAAATGTTGATAGAAATATCTTGCTCCAAATTTAAAACTCCAAAGCACCCAGAGGAAACAATAAACTTTCACCCAGGGTTAAATGTCATACTAGGAAGTAAAAATGGAGCGAATTCTATTGGAAAATCCACCATGCTTATGATAATTGATTTCGCATTTGGTGGTTCGTCTTATGTAAAAAGCGATGCTGTGATTGAATTGGGAAACCATGAAATATTTTTCACCTTTCGTTTTTCAAATCAAGATTACAGATTTTCGCGAGATACAACAAATCCTGACGTGATTCGTGAACATCCGTCAAAAGATATCTTCAAAGAGATACACCTGACTGAATACACTCAATGGCTTTGTCATCAATACAAAATGGATTTTCCCGGAGTTTCATTTAGGAATACAATCAGCCGCTTTTTCCGTATCTATAAGAAAAGCAAAATCGATGAAATGCAGCCATTGAAAATCAGAGAGTCAGAGAACAGTACGGCTGCAATCAATGTCTTGCTCTGTCTTTTCAACCACCATAATGAGATTTCATATTTCCAGAACCAGTTAAAATCCGCTAAAGACAAGCACTCCGCCTTTCGTACAGCACAGAAATACAACTTTATCGCCTCTGCTATTACACGACAAAAAGAGTATGAGAAGGCACAATCAAAGTTAGCCGAATTACGTCAAGAAAAAGAAGACCTAGCCTTCTCCAATAATTCCTCTGTTGATAGAGAAGAAGTGAAAAAGGCCAATCAAATAAACGAATTAAAACGATATCTTCGTGATGCCAGAAAAAAGCTTGAGCAGAAGAAAAATGATATTCATCTCGTCGATTTAAATCTTCAACTTGGGGTTCAACCAACGGAAGCAGATTTGAATAATCTCTTGACCTTCTTCCCCAATGCCAATATTGAAAAACTAGCTAAAATTGAAAAATTCCACCACAAGATACAATCTATACTCAAAGATGAATTGCTTGAAACAAAGAGAAGAATGGAACAAGAGCTACTACCTCTCCAAAACCAAGTGGATAAAATCCAAAATTATATCGAACGACTAAAACCATCGATGGCATTTAGTGACGAATTTCTTACCGCTTATACTAAGCTCGATCATGAGATAACTACTTTAGAAAATGAATGCGATAATTTTATCAATCTGCAAAATTTAACTGAAATTGAAAAGCAAGCAAAGAAAGCACTTGAAGAGCGAACCACATTGCTTCTGCATCAGATGGAAAAAAGTATTAATGATGAAATGGAGAAAATCAGCGACTTCATATCTCATGGTGAAGACAATGCGCCCATTCTCAGGTTGCTAAAAAGCAACAGCTATACCTTTGAGACACCGAGAGATTCAGGAACTGGCACCAATTATAAAGGAATGCTGATTTACGATTTAAGTATTTTAAAATTGACACCACTGCCAGCTCTTGCCCACGATTCATTATTATTTCCGAATATTTCCGATGAAAACTTACGGCAACTATTACAACTGTATTCAACCATCAGAGGAAAACAAATCTTCATAGCATTTGACCGACAAGACAATTTAGGGCCAGATATTTCTTCTCTGCTCAATAACCATGCAGTTATAAAATTGGGGCCAAACGATGAAACCCTGTTTGGTATTCAATGGGGAAAGAAAATCTAA